ACGAAAAGATTATCAACGAGTTTGCACTAATGCGTAACAAATGGTTAGGTTTACTAAAAGGACTCGATCAAAAACAATGGCAGATTACTAATGTTGTAAAACTTAGAGTTGCAGGAATGGAAGATGCCTCTTTATAATATTCTCATAGGATGCGATCAAGCATATTATGACCAATGGGCAGTTCTGTTACTGTCTAGTATACAGCGTCACAATCCTTGGATACAATTACATTGTCATATTGTAAACCCTACAAAAGATAATAAGTTAGATAATGTAGATATAACGTCTGAGCAAGTAAACTTTGTATCTGACGAGTCTAAAATATCATATTTACAGTGTGTAAGATTTTTAGCAGTTGCAGATAAATTTTCTAAAAACGAACGTGTAATCACGCTAGATGCAGACAGTATCTGTACTAGAGAAATGGAAAAAACTGCATTTGAAAAATTATTTAAAAAACAATATGTACTACAACATCATAAAGAAAACAGATGGCTAGCAGGATTTGTTACATTTAATGATAACGGATTTAGACAAGAATATGCATCGCAATTAAATTCGTTACCCTTTAACAAATGGAAATGGGGCAGAGATCAAACTATACTATCTCAATTAGCAGACACATTTAAGTTTAAAAAATTAGATCAGTCTTGGATGGCAATTGGTAAAAACAAAAATTCAAGTGCATTCCTAACTCTTAAGGGTGAACAAAAAACTAAAGATAAGTATTTAAAATGGTATAACAATTATACAACATGATTACAGTTTATTGGTCAAATAGATATCCTAACTTTGGAGACATTTTAACTCCTTTTGTATTAAATTATTATAATATAGCACATACTATGAGTTCAAATCCAGAGACTAGTGATGCAATGTGTATTGGGTCTATTATACAACGGTCGACTAATAATATGATTGTATTAGGAAGCGGAGTTATGCATAGTAAACATAAATTAAATCCAGATGCTGATTATAGATTTGTTCGTGGGCCATTAACAAGAGAAAAGATATTAAGTGCAGGCGGATTGTGTCCAAAAATATACGGAGATCCCGCATTACTACTGCCATTATTTTGTAATGAAAGTAAAAAAGAATACGATATTGGAATAGTTCCGCATTATGTAGATTATGATGAAATGAAGCTACAGTATCCAGAATACAATATTATTAATTTAAAAAATCATAATCCTTTAGAAGTTGCTAAAGAAATTACTAAATGTAGACAAATTATTTCTTCATCGTTGCATGGCATCATAGCAGCTCATGCATACGGTATTCCTGCTGCTTGGATTAAATTTTCTAATAAAGTAAAAGGAAATGATATAAAATTTAAAGATTATTTTGCATCGGTTAATGTTGATACACATATTACATCTATATTAGATAACGTAAAATTTAGCACTGGTATATTACCCGATTTAAATAAGATCGAAGAAAAGTTTAAGGAGTTACTATGAACTTAAAAGCAAAAGGATGTAGTACACCTGCACCTAATTTATTACAATTTAGATTATTAAAGTATGCATTAGAAGAATACAGTATTAATATTGAAAAATTAGATCCACTAGTTGATCATAGGAACGGTATTATAGATCTACAAGGAGTACAAATTGGGATTAAGTATCCTAAAGAATACTTAAATCATATATCATTATTAAATCATAAAAAACTATATGATTATTGCTTTGTAGGGCATTTTGAGTCTTTTGGCCGGCAACAGAGTTTAGAACCATTTATAGAAAAAAACAGTTATATTAAACATTCTACTGTCGGTAGGCAAAAAGAAAAATATGATTTTGATACACAATACTACCAAATAATTTGTAATTCTAAATTTGGTCTTGTTCCTAATCATGTTGATGCAAAGCGTCCTAAAAAATGGCAACACCCAAATGCATGGAGTTACAGATTTATAGAAACAATTATTTGTAATACAGTTCCAGTATTATTTTGCGAAAGTCCTCTAGGAAGTAATTGGATCAATGGATTTAAATTTTTATGGAACAACTCTAAATTTGATATTAACGACACTGAGTATCGAGATATAATTAAACATAATACTGCACTAGCAAATAGTCGCTATTTTCTTACACTTGACGAGCTCACTCAAATACAAAATTTATTGTAAACTGCATATATAAATATCTATATGAATAAAGTAGTATTAACCACCGGCGGATTTGATCCCAAGTCAGATAAATAAAACATACAGGAGACAGTATGTTTATTACAAACAAATATTCAAAGTGTTACTATCGCATTATTGAGAATAGGAAAACCAATCCTAGAGTAGGGTATGTTGAAAAACATCATATTATTCCAAAAAGCCTTGGCGGAAGTAACAAAAAAGAAAATATTGTTGCATTGACTGCTAGGGAGCACTTTATTTGCCATAGATTATTAGTAAAAATGACTATTGGAAAAGATAAGATGAAAATGTCATATGCTATTAGATGTTTAATCAATCAAGAAAACTCGTATCAACAACGATACAAGATTAGTTCTCGAACTTATAATGCTATAATCTCAAACACAAGAAATAATATTTCTAAATATCTAATTGGAGAAAATAATCCATATTATGGAAAAACTCATTCAGAAGAAGTAAAGGCCAAGATGCGAGCCAAAAGAGCACTTCAGATTATGCCAACCCGACCAGGCAAGATATATTCTGAAGAGACATTACAACGATGGAGAGAAGGAAATAAAAAACAATTTGAAGACCCAGCCCAAATTGAAATCCGGCGAACTACGTGTAATAAAATACAAGGAATGAAAATTTATCATAATTATCTAGGTGAAACAAAATATCATTATGAAAACACCCAGCCACCCGGTTGGTTTGTTGGACGTCCAACGAAGAAAGGAGGCGTAATATGAATATAGTTCTAGTTACAGGCGGCTTTTGATCCATTGCATTCTGGACATATTGCATACTTGCAGTATGCAAAGGCGCTAGGCGATATGTTGATTGTTGGCGTTAATAGCGATGCTTGGTTAATTCGTAAAAAAGGGCAACCTTTCATGCCAATTGTCGAACGGACTGCAATTGTACAGCAGTTGAAAATGGTAGATGGTGCAATATTATTCAATGATAATGACGATACTGCTATGGAAGCCATAAAGAATGTTCGTATGCTGTATCCCAATGACACAATTATATTTGCAAACGGTGGCGACCGTACTGCAATTAATATCCCCGAAATGACTGTACAAGACGAAAATCTAATCTTCAAATTTGGAGTTGGTGGCGAAAATAAAATGAATTCAAGTAGTTGGATTCTGCAGGAATGGAAAGCTCCAAAAACAGAACGCACGTGGGGATACTATCGAGTATTACATGAGGTGGATGGGTGTAAGGTAAAAGAGTTAACAGTTATGCCAGGACAATCGCTTAGTTTACAACGTCATGCACATCGGCACGAACTTTGGCATGTTACAAAAGGTAAATGTGCCGTTGACCAGTCTTTGAATGATAGTTTAAATTTATCTACTGTAGAGTTGGTAGTATCACAACAGATTGCTATCCCACAATACAGTTGGCATAGATTATATAACCCATATGATGAACCTTGTAAAATTGTAGAAATCCAATATGGAACTGTGTGTATAGAAGAAGACATTGAACGAATATGTTAAGAACCCTGCCTTAGGGACCGTGGGCGTAACGGTGAAGTGGGCTTGCTCACTTAGGCGTCCGGACAATTGTACTGCACCCCGTTAGTGTGCTCCGTATTAAGTAAGCGGAAATTATTAATATTATGAAAAAAATCAGTAGACACGGAAAAGACATTTACTTTGATAGAATTATTGCATTTGGTTGCTCATATACATCTGGGATGGAACTAGTAGATCACAAATATTATCCAGGAAATTTAGGAGCAGTCATCGTAGATGATATAAAACGAAATAATGCAGGCAACAAATATACAACGGGTCAAACCGCATTCTATTCTACGTTTAGTGATGTTCAATTTAGACAAATAGAGAACCATCAAAAAACAGTAAGTTGGGTAGCAACGCTTGCGCATAAGTTTGGTGTGCCATGTATTAACAATGGCCGTATCGGGTCGTCAATGCAAGAGATAGTATATGACATAGAACTTAATATTAGCAAAGGCAATATACGTGACACTGACCTGGTAATCGTCGGATGTACTTCAATGGACCGCTGGATGTATTTTAAAAACGGAATCCATTCTCAGTAAGATTTCACTTTCTGAAAAACTGGCCAGACGATGAATTGTTTAAAATGTTTACAATGCACATGGCAACGGACGAATTCTTAATATACAACTATTATAACAGTATTAAGTACTTAGATTTGCTATCAGATCGGTTATCTGGACGGCTACTGCAACAATATATGCACACGACAATGAATGACTACAATGATAGAATTAAATATGCAAGCAAAAATGAGTTAACGTCATTAATAAGTCTTAGTGCTGGTAGTTTTGAATCAATAATTGATGAAACTAAAACATTAATGTCAATGGCAGCTAATAATACTAGAGTACATGGATTTGGTCATCCCGACAAGGGGACTCACGACGCATTTGCACAGCATATATATGATAAACTAGTATGATGTTATACATAACGAGCAATATTACTATATAACAACGTAGTTTACTCGTAAGTTTTTCCAATAAAAATTCAAAACCGTGTCATACGGTACCCTAAGATAGGACGTGTCGGTTGTCCTATCTTCTTGACATTTGCTAAGTATTTTGCTATAATAACTTAATGAAAGTTATGATTGTCAATTATGGAACGTGCAGGATACCTGCCAAGTAGCCATGACGTTGACTTGCCATAGCATCGCGTCCCTTGCTTAATCTCACAACATTGAGTTACTAGACAATGCCATATTGTCGCTAGCATAAGGAGGCACTAATAAAAAGGAAAATGTTCATGAAAATGATCTATAAATTTATTTTGGATACATCAATGCTATCATTAGAACGGGTACTATTTAAAATTGTCATTGTAATAGTAATGGTGGCCCTTGCAGTATCAACAGCAATGGCTGAAATATCAAAGGAATTTGAAACGGTGCAGCTTATTGGCTACGCACCTGCATATGGAAATGAAACCACTGATCAACGGCTTCGTCGGCTATTGAGCACTAGCATTGAAGATAGTGGCGGTATGAAAACTGCAATAGCTGACAAGCAAGTACGGTGTTTAGCCGAGAATATTTACTTTGAGAGCAGGGGAGAGAGTTTGCTTGGACAGGTTGCAGTGGCGAAGGTAACGGTAAATAGACTTGATGAAGGATATGCAAGTACGATATGCGGAGTTGTAAAAGCTAAGGGACAGTTTTCATGGGTTGGCACTAATATTAGCAAGCCATTTGGAGATATGTGGGAACAGGCGGTTGGCATAGCATTGCTAATATTAAATGGCGATCATTACATTAAGGATCCAACCAATGGGGCAACGTATTTTCATGCAACGTATATTGTATTTCAACCGGGCTGGAGAAGAGTTAAATCTTCCGTGCTCAAAATTGGAAACCATGTGTTTTATCGAGTAAGACCAAAAGAGGCAAAATGAAAAAATTATATCAAGCTAGATTATTAGAAATACGCGGCACTGACACGCTTGACGTAGAACTAGATCTAGGTTTTAATGTATATACCCGTCAGAAAATTAGATTGTTTGGCGTGTCTTCGTGCGGGCAAGATGCAAACGTTCGGACAGTGCTGATTGAATTGTGCAAAGATGGATTTATAATCGAACCCATTATTACGAAACGTGCAAAGCTTGGCCGCGTATTAGGATGGGCGTACATCGCCAACGAAGCCGGCGAACCAGGATTAAATCTAAATGAAGCACTAGTAGAACAAGGACTCGCAACTAGTTTTCAAGTTGACGAAGAAGAGGACGAATGATGCATATATCAAATACAAAATACATGGCAGTGCTAATCCTGGCAACAGCATTGGCACTTAGTTCAACTGCGGCGTATTACTCCATAGTTGGACTAATGACAATCTTTGCAGCAATGCCCATATCAGTTGCAATCATGGGATCTATATTGGAGGTGGCAAAACTTGTTACTGCAAGTTGGCTGTATAACTATTGGGCGCGTATTCCAACATTTCTCAAAATTTATCTAAGTGGGGCAGTTGTTATTCTTATGGTGGTTACTAGTCTTGGTATCTTTGGTTATCTAAGTAAAGGCCATGCTGATCAAAACTTAATAAGTGGCGACGTGATTAGTAGAATTGCAGTGTATGATGAGAAACTAAAAACTGCCAAAGATAATATTGAAAGTAATCGCAAACAACTTAAACAAATGGATGAGGCGGTTGACCAAGTAATGGGGCGAAGCAAAGACGAGCGTGGAGCAGCAAGGTCAAATAATATCCGTAGGTCGCAGCAGCGTGATCGTACTGCTCTTGCAAAAGATATTGAAGCCAATCAAAAGATTATTGTTACAGTAAATGAGCAGGTCGCTCCTATACGTGCTGAACTACGAAAAGTTGAAGCCGACGTAGGACCAATCAAATATATCGCTAAGTTTATATATGGCGATAATCCTGATCAGAATCTTCTTGAGAAAGCAGTTACGGTTGTTATTATCTTATTGATTATAGTATTTGATCCGGTGGCAGTGTTGCTTGTTATTGCAGGTAGCATGACATGGCGGTGGTCTCATAACAAGATCATTGCAAGACCAAAACGAGAAGAAGAGCCGGCAGTGGAGGATGTTAAACTGGCAGCAACTATAGCGCCCTTGGTGCCAATATCTGTCTACGATGAGCAAGTACCGCAAACAGAGTCAATGGAAATTACCAACAAAGAATGGGATGCCGCGGTCAATGAACTCTCATTGGTGGAGAAGGAAGCGGTTGCAGACGAGGCGTTCCGACCAATAAGTAATGCTGAAGAAGTTATAGCGCCAACAAGTACCGTCAAAACAGTGACAGAAGAACTTACAAAGAGGAATAGGGGCCAAAGTTGGTTTTCAGCAGTGTTGCCAAAGAAAGATAATTAAAGGACTATTTTGAAAGATTCAAACGTATATGTGGTTAGTCCACCTACATTACACATTCCCGCAAGCGGACTAAGCATCTGCCTTGTTAGCAATGACAAAGCATGGCAAGATGAAGTAATTGAGATGGTCGAAGAAGGGGTACAATCCGATCAACTTACCTTTTATGCTAACGAATCTGGACACCCAGATCCCAAGGCATGGATCTGGTATTGGCATGTTGTTGATAATTGTCAGCTTGTTATTGTTGATATGTCAACATGCTCAGAGCATGAAATTCGCATGGCATTGGCGATGTGTAAATTAGAGCACCCAGTCGTCTTCTATGTAAAGCCCGGAAATGATGAGTTCATTACATTGCTACATGCAATTCAAATCCCGTCATTCTCTGACATAGCATCACTTAGCAATCTTTTGGAGTCTAGTTTTGGATAAAGTACAAAATCTTGTATGTAGTTTCTGTAATAAACACAGAGACGAAGTTGATGCGCTAATTGCCGGCGATAGCGCATATATATGCAATTCTTGCATCAACTTATGTTTAGAAGCATTGTCCACCAATAAAGGAACAGCACCTTCTACATTTGACGATGCTACTACTCCGTTGGAAATTAAGACATACCTTGACCGATTCATTATTGGGCAGCATATGGCTAAGCGTCAATTAAGTGTAGCTGTACGTAATCACTATAAACGACTTAGTCAAGGTAGCGACAACGATCTTATTAAGAAAAGTAATGTATTGTTAGTGGGACCATCTGGTAGCGGTAAGACTTTACTTGCCAAAAAGCTTGCCGAGAGAATCAACGTCCCGTTTGCAATGGCCGACGCTACTACATTAACTGAATCTGGGTATGTAGGTGATGACGTCGAAAGTGTCATCCACCGTTTACTGCAAAGTGCAGATGGTGATATTAAGAAGGCAGAGAGTGGTATCATCTACATTGACGAAATTGATAAGAAGGGTCGTAAGAGTGAAAGTGCCAGCATTAGCCGAGACGTAAGTGGCGAAGGCGTACAGCAGGCATTGTTAAAACTTATTGAAGGTACCGAATGTCGTGTCCCGGTTACTGGTGGAAGAAAACATCCAGCTGGTGCCACTAATGTAGTCAATACAAAGAATATCTTATTCATATTGGGCGGCGCATTCATTGGTCTTGACGAGCAAGTCAAGAAACGTATGACCGGTGGTATAAAGATTGGATTTGGTGCAGAGATTGGCACTGCCGATATAAAAACTGATCATTGGATTGCCAATGTAGAGCCCGAGGACTTTGTTAAATTTGGAATGATTCCTGAGTTTATGGGACGTATTCCAGTTATTGCTGCCCTTGATACATTACTTGCCGAAGACCTTGTTCGTATTATGTGTGAGCCCGAAGATAGCATTGAGAAAGAGTTTACAGCGATATTTAAGATGGATGGTGTTGAGTTAGAATTCACTCATGAAGCACGTATTGCTATTGCAGAGAAAAGTATTGCTAAGAAAACAGGCGCTCGTGGGTTGAGGAACATTATTGAAACAATTTTGTTGGATATTCAGTTTAATCTACCAGAATTAGCAGCAGAAGGGTTAAGTAAGTGTATAATTACTGCGACAACAGTGGAAGACCACTCGCCTGTCAAGGTGTTTACAAATATAACGGCAGCATAAAATACATGAGAGACAATCCAAATAAAAATACCCGAAAGAAGGGTACAATAGTAATAGTCCAAGATGGCAATTTAGAGAAAGCATTGCGCAAGTTTAAGAATAAAATTGAAGATAATGGGTTACTTGAGGAACTCAAGGAACGCGAGGCGTTTATTAAGCCAACTATGGCTCGAAAAGTTGCAAAAAGCAAAGCACGTTGCAGGTGGCTCAAACAAGTAGCGTCAAACGGTCTTGGAGCATTAAAAAGAATGTATTGACATTGCAACGTTTTTGTTGTACAATTAAGTGTCACTATATTATAGTGATTCCCAAACTAAATAGTATGTAACAACATGGAAGATATAATGACTACTGATACCGAAACAATTAAGAAAACCAACAACGTAATTGGTGTTAAAGAACCAGAGCGATTTCGCGTAGTGGTCCTAAATGATAATGCAACACCAATGGAATTTGTAATCGAACTGTTAAAAGTTATATTCCATCGCGACCAAGAAGCAGCGGTCCAAATTATGTTACAGGTTCATCAACAAGGCAAAGGCACTGCCGGAGTCTATAGTTACGAAGTTGCTGAACAAAAGGCAATGGAATCAACGCAGATTGCTCGAACGAATGGTCACCCATTGGGCGTAAGTGTTGAACTTGCAGGCTAATGCAATCAATGACATACCTCGTAAGCTAATTATTGATTTAGATGACACTTGCGTTGATACCGTTGGTGCATTAGTAAAATGGCTGCATAGTCTTAACAGGCTTAGCAATGCTACAAACACCCCGTTGTTGCTACGAGAGCACCTTGGAGCATGGCTTGGCGTACCAGAAGAACTTGCAGCCTTATGGAACCACGAATTTCTCTCAGAATCGTGGCAATGGGGTGCCACGTATCCAATACTAAACTCCCAAGCAGTGTTACCAAGCCTGCATAAACAAGGGTGGTACATTATTGGTTATAGCCGCGCTCATGGTGCTTTGCATCGTGCGATACTAAAACGTGCTAATCTTGAACTTGTTTTCCCAAACGTATTCCGAGATTTAGTAGTGGTTGATAAAACAACAAAACTATATCCATTGCTCAAAGAACACGAAAATGCAGTGTGTGTGACAGCCACCGAAGCAACTGCAAGGGCAAGTGCAAGTGCTGGACATGCAACATTTCTAATTGACCACCCGTGGAATAGGGACGTAGATGATCTGACTATTCGACGCTTCAATAATTGGGACGAAATTAATCAAGTATTGATGCTTATGCCTGTATAGGGTATTAAGCAAGCAGTTCAAGAAATTTGTTTAATAACTAAATAGAGCGTTCGCAATAACCAGGGGGATTTATGGCAAAGCTCCAGTTAAATACGCTTGTTAAGTATGCCGATAAACAAGGCAACAAGTCACCAACAGTTGTCACGGCTGATATGGTAATATCAATATACAATGCTGTTAACAATGCAGTTTTTAATGGGATGTTGACCATGCCAAAAATTGTCGTCCGCAGTTACACTAAACGTGGCATTTGGGGCGAATGCGAAGGATGGCAACGTGGTTCACGATGGGGCAAGCATTATACTGTAGTAATCCGCATAGAAAAACAATTTCCAAACATAAAGAAGCTAATCAGAGTCGTTGCTCACGAAATGGTACATCAATACGAATGGGATTATCAGGGTGTTATGACGCACGGAGCAACATTCTTTGCATGGGAAGAACGCCTTAAATCCAAAGGAATTAGACTAGCAGTCATTCAATAAACGTATAAATAATTGTATGAACAGTACCAATCTTATCTATGCACCTGATGTAGAATTAGACATAGAGTATATTAGAACATTAGTTTTCGACGAACAATTTAAATCGCAAGTGGGGTTGGCCCCACATCAACGTAGAGTAAAAGATGACCATTACATGACCTCTATTAGAGATCAGTTTCCATTCCTTAGCGAGTTATACAATATATATACTATTCATAGTGGCAAAGGTATTCCATTGCATATAGATGCAGCTAGAAATTGTGCCTTTAACATTCCTATAAGTGGAACAGAAGAGTCAGATACTATATTTTACAAGTTAGAAGACAATGTAGAGTTAGAATACGATGCAGCCCGTGTGTACAATTTAGTGCGATCTCCAGTGACTGAAATTTTTAGATTTGTGTTACTACATCCAACACTTATTAACAATTTAATTCCGCATGAAGTTATTAACCGCGGCATATCTAATAGAGTTATTCTTAGCTGGAGTGTTCAGCAGCAATATTCATTCGAACATGCGTGTGTGCTATTTGAAAGTAGTAAATGAACAACTACTACAGCAAACTTAATTTGGATATCAACATAGATATTGACTTTGAGCAGTACAAAACGTCAATTGTCCAGGCCCGCGTTCCCAATAGCATCATTGATGATGCTGCACATGCTACCCTTTTAAAGGAGTTTAATATTCAAATCCAATGGCTTGAAATGTTTTATCTAAAACCTTTTGCTAAACATCAAATTCACGTCGACGGTCACGAACTCAATGACAAGGCAAAACTTAACTACATTGCCGGCGGCCAAGGAAGTAATATGATATGGTACAGACCAAATAACGTTAACAACATTACATCGGGAATTAGCATGGCTAATACTAAATATCTTAGAATACCCGATAAGGATGCAATAGAAGCTGAAAGACAAGAGCTACACCATTTTAATATTGTAAATGTAGGTTGTTTACATACTGTTGAGAATGCCGACAAAGATAGGTATTGTTTGAGTATTGCTCTTAATGATGCTACTACTGCAGAACGGTTAACATACCCGGAATTACAAGAACGATTTAAATTGTTTATAATTACGGTATAAATAATGTTAGTAGATTAGAGAAATATTTTAGCACAATAGCAACCATACATCAAAATGGCGCAATCTGATCATTGAAAGTAATCAAAGAAGAATTAGAAAATCTAATATGACACTATTTAATAAATCAAATCCAAATGCAGTGCAAGGTGCCGGTGTAAGCGGCAGCAGAGTTGGTATAAACATTGAACGATGCCATACTATGCCTGGAGTGTTGGAATGTGAAATGGCATTGAGTCAAATTGGCAATTTTGAACCACTTGACTGGAAAATAGACGTACTAGGGTTAGAAGGGGTCATTAATCAAAAGTATTCAAACGATTGGGTTGATTATTTACCGCGCTCAGACCGTCCAAATAATCGTAAGTCTATGACACTTACTACCATCGAAGGATGGGATCATACTATTGCCCCAAGCATCCCCGAGGCAGCAAACAAACTTGGTCGTATCCCTGATGAGAAAGAATTTTGCAATCCGACACAATTATATCTTGATTGCGATATTCCGCCACCAGGTGGATTAATAAGCCTTAAAGGATTCCTTGACGAGTTTACTCCGTTAGGAAGATCATTCATTATTAACAGTAGCATCGGTGGCTATTTTGTCCCGCACCGCGACCATCCTGGTATGCCAAGGCCTTGCTTTAGGTTGGTGGCATTTCTTAAGAACTGCGGACCCATGGAGTACGATTGGCTGTTGGGCGCAGATCAAAAATTAAACATCGAACTTGGACGAGTATATTACGTCAACACCCGTATGACACACCGCACTATGTCGTGGGTAAACGACTCTTGGCATTTGATTTTAAATGTACCGTTTACTGTGGCAAATGTAGATAAAGTATTGAAGCATTTACAACATAGGCACTAATATGAGAATTACCGTTGGCAAGGACGATTACATAAAACAAATCGATATAACTTTGCCAGAGAATGTCGAACGAATTGGAGTAATGTTAAGTGGCGGCGCAGACTCTGCAATACTGTTATACCTCATTGCTCTTGAGCATAAGATGTCTAACAGTACTCAGACTATCACTCCCTTCACAGTTGCAAGAGCCGATGGCGCGTGGGATTACGTTAGCCCAATAGTTGATTGGATTAATACAAAACTTGATATAAATTTACCGCGGCCGATTAAAGTGGGCGATCCAACATTACATCACAGTCAGCAAAGCCGCAGCGGGCACCAAGACGCAATAACTTTGCATAATATGCAACATGTATTTTATGGTAGTCAAGCACATCCACCTGTACCTATGCCCGGCGAATACCCGCAGCGTCCATCTGTTGTTTATTTTCCAGGAACAACATGCCCATTTGCATTAGTTGACAAACGGCACACACTTAGCTTATACAAGACATTTAATGTTTGGCCGTTAATTGAATTAACACATTCGTGTACTGCACTAACTGTTGGACGTTGCAGCGAGTGTTATAACTGTAAAGAACGTGCCTGGGCGCTTGGGGCGCTTGTCTTTACTGACCCTGGCCAGAAGTAAAAATACTAAGGCCTAGTTTCTTCTCATACCCTTGCCGCGTAAATGCTGAACTTACATGCAACCTATTGCGAGGGAAGGTAATAGGGATGCCTGGTATCCATTGAAAATTTTTATCAACGCTTAGTCCCACAAAGTTACTTGGATTCAAATGAGGACAGTGATCAATTAGCAGGCCGTCGATAGTCTCGCCATCGTCTTTATTCCCTACATCCCTATAGTTGCCAACTACTATATTGTATTCACTTTGCACATTTGGTGTGCCACGCACGAAAAATGCTGCATCGCCGTCCCATGTTTGATTTAGAATTAGTAATCGCACATTTTCTGGCTTTGTAATTCCAATGGTGTTTGGCGTAAGGCTCAGAGGAAATACAAAGGTCTGCAACACATTGTCTGGGCCATCTTTGCCAGTATCAGCATGAATGCGATAACCAACACTCGTCTCGAAAAAGTTGCCGCCATTCTGTTTCCATGTTCCTTCTCCAAGAACACTGTCAATTATGGGCTTGACGATTTCCATAGCAGGACCAGTATCTAATCCGAAACTTCGTCCAGGATACGATTGAAACTCTTTATTATTTAAGAAGCAAGCAATGAGGTCCATTCGTTGCTGTAGGCCCAGTTCTGGTAATATTTGCGGCAGGATATTCATACAGTTATTTATGTTGTAAAGATACAACAGCCGAAGCTTGACAAGTGGCTCGTATGATGCTACAATAAACTATCACATGAATAGAAAATGATATGACCCCAGACGAAAGAAAAGCGTACCTGAAGGAAAACAAACTACCTATTGCTGCCGCCTGGGCATTGGTAGCGCATGCTGACCGCATAAATGAAGGGGTGTATATTAAGTTTCCGGAAATGAGTCAAGACACTGGACAGCCTATGAACCGTGCAAACCGAGCAATTATTACTGATGCAATTACAATGGGGTTACGAACGCTTACTAACAAGGATTACGAAGTAGGTGCAGCAATGGCTGACCACTTTCAATACATTGCATTCGATGCACTTGCTGGCACTATTAAGGAGTTTGACCAAAAGATTTTGAACTTTATAACAGCCGCCGAAGTTGATGACCAGGGAATGGTGTATATGGCATGTATGGGCTCTCGTTACCATCGCGAACTTATCAAGGAGGTCCGACAGGAATTGACACAAGGCTTATATACTACAAGTATGCATCAAGGAGTAGTAGGGCAGCACATTCGCATTAATGTTAAAACAATTGCAAAGTTTGCAGGCAAGGTGTTTACTGGCTCAGTAGTCCGAGCAACAGATGGTGCTAATCTGTATTTTTGGACCAGCTCGCAACTTGTTGATATGTGGCCAGACATGCCCGAAGAGTATCCAATTGTTGGCGTAGTCAAGGCCCATGGACATACTCTGCACGGTCTACACAATGTTGAGTATGACGGAATCAATATGCAAGGTCCAGCCGAAACCCGTCTAACAAGAGTGAAAATTGTAATGTAATATTGACAATTGCGTCTTTATGTAGTATAATGTATCAATATATAATTAAGGAATAACTATGTCAGGATATGCAGAGATGTACGAATGGGAGGATGGAAATCCCAACAAGGAAGATCGATTTGGATTAAGTGTAATCCTTCGTGGTGATAAGATTATCCCTATAACAAACTGGGCGCAATTTGTTGAACAGGACAATATTATAGGGGTTGTTGCAACTGACCACACGCTTGTTACATTAATAGGAAATATGGCAGCAGATGAATGGCACGGCAAGTATAAACGCGGCCATATTGGACAGTTATACTGGGAACCGCATACTATGGTCGAATGGATTGTGTCTGGATTTAGACACTGGTATTCTACTGATCAAATACCACCGGGCCTTATAGTTCCTAAAGATGCAGTATATTATGAAGTAGATCGCGATGGAAATCAATTGACAAGAAAGATACTAACCAACGAGTTCGATGATAATGCACCACCGTATAAACCACGGTGGGCTCGCAATGAATGGGGCATTGTAATTTTACTTGGGAGAGCGATTGTTAGGGATGACACTGTAGTAGGTAGATCGTGGATTAAGTTAAGAGATTTAGAAGGAACTACTGGTGGCGGCCAGGCAATAGCAGAATGGTTTATTCGATAAGGAATGGTATGTCAAAAGAAGATATGGCTGCAAAGATATTAATTGGTGGTATTAAAGAAATGCTTAAGGATAGCACTTATTGCTACGTAGCGTCTTCATCTGAATACAGTGACCTCCGAGACAAAGGAAAAGAATATGTCATCGCACTTGTAAATGCTGTCCTCCCGCTATTTGTTGACGCAGAAAAAGAAAGAATCCAAGAAGCAGCAGAGATACTAATGTTAAAGAAGCTAAGTACATAGAGAATATAAATGGGAAGAATTAAATGACAATTTTAGCACTAGACATTACTGGTACGCCAAGACAATGGATTTCGCACGATGATGCAATTTCCTATCACGCCCGCAAAGCAGTGGCATGGAGTCTTGGAGGTATTGTCGCTCGCTACCGCGGTGGAATCCAAATGGATGGCACGATGAGCTACCTTGAATCGCCAAGCATTATTGCAATTAAAGGTCACGGGTTCAATCCGTACAAGCATTCTACTGTTATCCTTACAAATAGGACATTGTTTGGACGGGACCGTAATATCTGTGCGTACTGTGGCGATCACCATGCAAATCACACTCAACTTAGCCGGGACCATATTGTGCCAACAAGTAAGGGTGGTGAGAACTCATTTGAAAATTGTGTTACAGCATGCCGCTCTTGCAACTCACGCAAATCGGATTTAACGCTAAAAGAAGCAAAGATGGAACTTCTGTACCTCCCTTATGCTCCTTCACATGCTGAAAATATGATCCTGCAGAATAGAAATATTTTGTCTGATCAAATGGACTTTTTGATGATTCGCGTTCCGAAACATAGTAGATTGGTTACATAACCCACACGCAGCATGAAACTAATAGTAACATCCCCTAATGGAAAAATTACCACTTACATTACCGTAGGCGAATATGAAATTGCTACTGGATTTAAGCAACGAAATATATACCATCTTGCAACAAAGTATCCAAATCAAATAATAAAACGAGGGCGATTTGTTGGGTACACATTTCATCTTGTTAAACCGGCCAGTTGACACTTGACACCTGGCGTATCATATGCTACAATATATCTATGTTCACTATTGAAAGATACAATGCTAAAAACATTTGTTAAAGGGTTGCGGCCGTACACTATATTTGACCCGCTGAATGCAGAGCACCGCAAGCTTTACTATAAGTTCTTAAAGACACACAGTTGGAAAAACTGCCCGTACCGATGGGTTATTGATGACGATAGTGTTGATCTTATGTATTCCATACAGCGAAAGCTATTGCCTTATTACATGAAGCGGGAATTTACAGATAAAAGTGCTACGACCGCTGTGCCCTTGTAATGGTAAAAACCGCCAATTATTAGTGTTGTAAAAATACAACAAAAACAGTTGACATATGGTCCTATTTGCAGTATAATTAATACTTAAACAGCAAATAGGATTTAGTATGAAAAACTGGACCGACTCCACTATTAATTGGCACCAACTGCCTGGAACTGAAGTTAAGCGTCTGCTTGCTACTTGGGGCAAGAATCCCGCAGAAATTGCAAAGTATGACAAGGCTCACGGCTTTGTTGCACTTGAATCAATAAAGCCCAAAATCAAAGTGACTCCACAAGTTGCTGCATTGCCAGGCGTTACTCCATTGGGTATCAAGCCGGTTGCTAAGAAAGCAGTTAAGCCTCCTAAAGCAATGGAGTTGAAAGTTGCAATTCGTGAAAAGCACAAAGGGGCAGATGGCGAAGTGAAATTCGTATTGCATCGTAATCTTTGGATTGGATTTTTTGGCGGCAAGGTTGTTGTAACCAAACGCTCAAAGGAACAGTGTTTGGAAGTGTTGCAAAAATACAACACTTAACATTGACAGTTGTTCCAATCTGCGTTATAATTAATACTTAAACAGCAAACGGAGATCGAAATGACACCAAATTATTCAATGTCCTCAGAATTTGGCAACGATGCAGTTCATGCAATTGTCCGCCAAGCTCGCATCCTTCACATGAATTGGCCCGAGGTTCACAGGGAACTTGTATCCCTTGCGCAACGGTTCCCCAATGACTTTGGAGAGGCTGACAGCGACTTCGTTCGCAAAGCTGTATATATCGATCTGGGGTTTAGCTCCAACTTCTACGCCGCCCCTACAACACCATTTTATTGCCAAGAACCAGTCGATTGACAGGTTATTATTTCTATAGTATAATTAACTTTTAACAGAAGGAACTGAAAATGAATACGCTCCAAGAAGTAAGCAACGGCATCATGCAAGCTAATTTCACCAATGATGAGCTTAACAAGCTCGCTGAGATTATCCAGTTTCGCAGGGGTTTGCTGGCCAAACTAAACAAGCGGACCTTTAGCATTGGTTCTAAAGTGAAATTCACTTCGACCCGCAGTGGCCTTACTATGTCAGGCAGCGTATCTAAAATCGCAATCAAGTTCATTACTGTTCTGACTCCAACTGGTAACTGGAAAGTACCGGCTAACATGCTGAGTGCCGCATAATATAAACAAAGCAAAGGAATATATAATGATACCGTTATATGAAATTTGGGTTGGCGTTGGTGAGCCAACTATGTCCCCTGGATTCAATGGGCGTTCACGCTGGACTCCAGCTTTGTATGGTGACTATAGTACGATGCAATTGCCGTTAGCATGGGCAAGGGACTATGTGTTTGGGCTATCAAAAAAACTCAAATGTCCAACTGAAGTGCGTTGTAAAAATCATAAAATAAAAGTATCGTTTGCGTATTCTGCATAACTAAGCATCAATAAGGAAAAATCATGCAACTATCTACAATCATCAAAATTGCTATCGCTGTCTTCGTGTTAGTTCTTGCTTTTTGGGGAACTATCGCCTACGTCGCAGTCCACTTTGTTACTAAATTCTGGTAGGAATACACAATAGACTTTGCTGCACTTATTACCCTTGCAATCGCTATTGGTGTCTATGTGGGATCGGCTCCCAATTGGATTTATGATTATTGGTGGCGGGCTATTGTTGATGTAAGTAATTGAGATTAAAATGACCAACTTGGAACTAGAAGAAATGTTTCGCTTGCAGGCGCGCCAGAAACTTGGTTTTGTGCAAGGACCTGTCCGCGACGAATTAATGGTTCTTGAAGAAAAGTACGCTATTCATCGTCAGGTAGTTGAAGAACAGCGCCAGTTGAATAATGACTATCATGCACCAGAAGCAGAGCGTGATACATTTGGTAGCCTGCTTGGTTCAATTGTACGCGGCGCCGCAGTTGGATATGCTGCTGCCAGAATTCTCAATTACGACCAGAAGGATAAAAAATGAACGCAGATCTCAACAGTATAATTTCAATTCTTGAGAACGGAATCAAGCTGCTCAAGGACAACGAATGTACCTTGCAGCAAGAAGCAAACATTTTTCGTGCTATAGGAAGTATAAGCACTGCCCGAGCCGAAAAGGTTCGTATAGAAATAACATTACGGGAAATAGTATGACATTGACATATATTGGATTATATTCATTCTTTGTAGGACTGCTATTTGGCGTGATCATTGGTTTGACATTTGCAGCATTGATTAAAATAGACAACAAGGAAAAGTATGAAGAAGATTAATTGGCAGACGTTTGAAGATCCTGCTTACTTTCCCGTGGTCGAAAGCGATGAAGCGTTCGAAGGATGGGATGATAAACTTGATGAAGTTGATGAGCAATACATGGGACTTAAGGAGCTTGTATGACTGCCGATGAAGACATTAGTAAGCTAACCAATACATTACCGGCGCACATTAAACGAGCAATGAAAAATCTACAGGAAGTTACCGACTTGCAAGAAGAAAACTTTGAGGCAATTGTAGAAGATACTGCATACTTAGATGCAATAAACGTCATTAATAAAATAAAGGAACTAAAATGAAAACGGCACGCCAACTCAACATTGAACATCTTGTACATGTTCGTGACTCCACCAAGTCATGGCAGCTTGGGACTCATTATGATACTGCCCCATTATTGGACGTTATGCATTTGTGGATTGCAAAGAAATATGATTTTGCCCCATTGCAATTGGTGATGAGCACGTGGGCAGGCGATGAATTTAGCCCGTATGTAAGCATGAATTCGTAATGTCAAACCTTATTGCCAGTGCAGTAAGCATAAATCCCGAGCTTATAAAGGTATTGGTTAGTGGTCAATATGGGCCAGGGATGCCTTGTGACGTACATTGGAATGGTAGTTCCCGGGAGTTTATATTGGAAGAAGTAAATGACAACAAATTATAGCGAAACATGTACCGTAGTTGCGGTGGCAAGTAAGAAGTTTATCGAGGGCGTAGTGATGGACTTTCATGACAAGCGTAATCTTACTGTGGTGCTAAACAAGTCAGTTAAACTTCTGATGGCGTGGAACGGCCGTGTTTATGAAGGCCGCAATGCTGGATTGGACTTTGAGAGCTACGGCCCAAAAGTAATATCAAAATATTAACATGACTACACATACAAAAATTATCGAGGACACAAGGGACGGTAATAATACAAACCGCATTATATATTATATCAACTCTACCCATTTGCGTTCTTATTTTGGGACACCAGAAGCCTTTTTAAGCAGCGATGGATTTAAAAAGAGGCAGATGTGCGACTTTATTATCAAAAATAGCGAATTTATTAAGAATCGTCAGCTGCCCGAAACTCTAATAGATGCTGCATTAAAGTCAGGTAACGAAGCGGCATTGCGTGAGAAATATCAAACTCTAAATGATTCATATATAGAATATCAATCACTTCTAACATTATTAAAGGAATAACATGTTTACATTTACAGATGAAGATCTTACAGCACGGCGAGCAAAGCTAAATGATGAATTAGGTAATAAAATTTGCATCATCGAATTTGTCAAGGTCAATGGAGAACTCCGCGAAATGCCCTGCACCCTTGATACTGCATACTTGCCCCCAGTTGCATTAAATGAGCATCACTCTACAAAGTTGTTTAAGCCTGAAGTGATGAGTGTGTGGTGTACCAATGCTGAAGGCTGGAGAAGCTTCCGTGTTGAAAACGTAATTTCTATTCGTACTAAGGATTAATATGTTTGATATGTCTACAGGTGACCTCCTACTTGCATTGGTTATTTTCTGGATTGCGTTCAAAGTTATCATTACAATGATACATAGATATCTAACACGTAGACTTTCAAAAATGAAAGACTTTATTAAACGATCATTTATATCATTGACAATTGAAAAACATGACGGCATGCTCTTTGTATATGACGCAGTTACTAGCGAGTTTGTATGTATGGGCAAAACGCTTGAAGAACTTGGGACTGCATTTAGACTACGCCATCCAACACTAAAAGGTATTTTTATTAAGGACGGAAACAAAGGTGTAATATGAAAGCATATATTGCATTTCCACTCCTTGATATCAATGGGCTTCAACTACTACTAATCAAAACAGAAGATAGTTGCGAAATATCAATTTTTAATGAACATACTAACAACACTATACTGCGACTGGTGCCAGCAACTCTTGCAAATCTCGAACGTGCAATAAGTATCCTTAAAGGCGAATCTTCAGGAGATTATTGATGTCAACACAATGGATTGTACTGTTTGATGACAATGGATTTGATACAATAATCCCATGGTCAGACATCGCAGAGGAAGGGATGCTACAGGTTCTTAGCGGAGCAGAATCAGCAAAATGGCATGGAAACTCGCTTGTCAATAACTTGCTAATACGGGCAAGATTTAATACTCAACGCAATGCAGAGGTCTGGGGATTTAATACTGCTGAAGATATTGATGTTGAGTTAATGAATTCATCGTGTGATAAGAATTCAAAAAATATGAAAAAGCTAATACGAAAGCACGGTGAGAAATTATTTTGACGACTTAATTATGTTTACCAACTCAGGGCTTTGCAGCACCTCAGTATGTCCATAGTGCAAAACTATTTCAAGCGTTGGATTCTTTAGGTCGCGTTGGCTTTCAACTGTTACTACACCGTCATTGGCATCAACACCCCATATGTCAAATCCGTGTGTAGTAACAACATTTGTCCATGGGCACGGTGGCGCAATTCGACGAGGTTGCGTAGTCCATTTCTCTGTCCTGCTTAACATAGTAAGCCACGGAGATGTCATATTGAACAATCTCCAGAAACTAACTGACTTAGAGCCACCCCATGGTGTCCCGATAGAAATAGCAGCAGTTACTAAACCTGGGTTTCTTTTAGCAAGATGCCATGCATAGAGGCCTCCCATGCTGTGGCCGACAACGACACATGGTTCGGTAATAAGTTTATCCATGGCTTTAAGGTTATCTTCTGGCTCAATTGTCATACCCCACGATATACGTTCGTGATTCTCAAGATGGTGACCTACCCAATTCCATGACATATTGGACGCATTGGCGCCATGTATGAGAAACTTTTTCATTGACAACTCCTTATATTAATGCTATACTTATTCATTATGAAACCAAAAATAATTAAAGCTCACATGGAAGTTGCAGAAATATATGCAAAGCTATCGTCTGCCAAACGATTGCAAGTAGGTGCTATCCTGGTCAAAGAGGACCGTATCATCTCAATCGGCTACAATGGCATGCCAAGCGGTTGGGATAATAACTGCGAAGATAAAGCGTATATGGATCCGGGTGCAGGTGGATGGCTTGGTGCCGAGGAGATTTATGCGCGGTGGCCACTTACTGAAACCGTGGTAGTTGCAGGGGAAAACGAGAGCTGTGAGATACTTCGCCGGTATTGTTTGAAAACCAAACCCGAGGTCCTCCACGCGGTGGCCAACGCCTTGGCAAATGTTGCACGAAGTACTGAATCAAGCGAAGGGGCGGTGTTGTTTGTAACCCATGCTCCGTGTATTGAATGCGCAAAAATGATCTACCAAAGTGGTATTACGCAAGTATTTTACCGTGACAACTATCGTAGTGACGCGGGTCTTGCCTTTCTTAGACAAGCAGGCGTTACTATAAATAAATTAGAAATCGATTGACATAGAGACAACTATAGTGTATAATATTATTATAAGGAGTATATTACGATGGCAAGTCACAGCAGATATTGGTCCTGCTCAAAGTTCGGCGATTGGGTCCGCGGCACTGCTAAACTGAAGGCAGGCACCTCTGAAGAATGGGACAACTGGAATACTCTGGCTCAAATGAAACACAGCTTTCGCTTCTGGATGGCCGAAGAAGCACTGGGTCACATTCAAGATTTTGTTACATGGCCCGTCAGGAGCATATATGCCGTCAAGTACTACATCAACAATCGTTGGGTCACTCGTACTCACTGCCTTACTGCTTCTCGCGTTGATATTAAACCCGGCGATTGGAGCGATGTTGGCAACAGGTTTCTTCCCTGCCTCTTCAACGAGCTTGTGGACTTTGTGGAAGTAGAACTGGCATGGTGGAACATTGCATGGTCTGAAGAAGGACGTAAAAAATATAATGCTCCGTTCTATGCAACCGGTTGGTTTCGTTGGCGTGTATGGCGCTGCAAACAAGCAGGTATCGATAACCTAGATTGGCAACGCAATCTTAAAGTTGATGATAGCTATGGCATGGATTTAAGTCACAAAGACTTTGGTAAGCCAACTCCACAGGCTGTTAAGGCACAGGAAATCTTAGATTTGTACACCTGGTGGACCGAGGTTTATCGCAAGCGTCCCGATCCTTATGAAGCCAGTGGCTGGGGTGCATCGTGTGAGGCACAGCGTATTGCTAATGGCGGCAAGCTTAGTTTCAACCCACCAAAGGATCCGGTGCTTAAGAAAGCTACTGACAAAGCACATAAGCTGTTGACTAAGATAGAAGCAGATTATGAAAAAGAAGATGAAGAAATGCTTATACGACTTATAAAAGTTAGACATGGCCTTTGGACCTAAGAAAAATTATGACCCTCCCAGATGAACGCTACAGGGCTCTATTAGAGGGCATGAAGTTAATACAAGACCTATCATCTCCAAGCGTTACCCCGCGTGTACCAAAGGATGTCCGCGAACGGGTTAGGTGGGTACTGCGACATTATCCAAGTGCATATGACATGCGTCAAATTGCGGTCCAGGCGACTGACATATTGTCAACCACAGGATTTAACGGTAAGGAAATAGAATGACTACAGTCACGCTAATAGAAGATTTGGAAACAGGTGATCTTATCCTACCATTCCCTGAAGGTTTTACTGATAGTTTTGGATGGGAAATTGGTGACACACTGCTATGGAATGTGCAGGAAGATGGAACAATCATCCTCACAAAGAAAACAGAAACACAGGAGAAACTTATGCTTACGTTAGAACGCCTCAAAGAGATCATCGACCAAAACTTTGGGACACCATTCCTCGAAGAAGGATTAGTCACAGCAAGCTTGGATAACGAAGATGGTGAGAAAACATTGTCGATTACAATTGGGCGGCGCGATGTTCAAATTAACGAAGCCGGCGAAGTGGTTGGCTCGGGCACAATGTTGGGATAACTTATGAACAAAGTATTTAACTTTGCTAATCCAGGTAATCAAATCATGGTTGATTTGGAGACACTTGGCACAAAACCAAACAGTTTAATGCTGACGATTGGGGCTATACGATTTAATCCGTGGGCTGATGATACTAATAACCCCATGGAAAAGATGGACACATTCTACCGCCGCGTAAGCTTTGAAAGTTTTGAAGGGCTTGATCATATTATTGATGATGCCACACTTGAATGGTGGAGCAAGCAAGCCGAAGAAGTTCGCGCAGAAGCGTTCAACGAAAAAGATAGGCACGACATTAGGGATGTGCTTAAGGACTTTCACAAATGGTGCGGTGGAGTTGATTCTATGTGGGCAAATGGAACAGGATTTGACTTGGGTATTCTGGAACACTTCTCACGTGAATTGAAGCGTGGTGTAGCGTGGTCTTATTGGCAGGCCCGTGACGCCCGTACATTAATGGCACTGGTTGATATTGAGAAGCAGAAAGGTGGCGCTCACCATGCGCTGCAAGACTGCTATAATCAATTAGTTGGCGTGCAGCAGGCATTTAGTAAATTAAGGATTTTGACGCTGAGAGGCTAATTCAGCATGTTGACGTTTTTTTGTAGCACTAATTTTGGCCTTAGTTTCTACTGAATGTGTTTTTCCGAACATGTGATTATTTTCCCCTAACATATCTGTACTCTTAGTAGCCTTATATTCATCAGATCGAGTACGCCCACGGTTTTTGTCGCCAATTTTAACCCTTGTTTCACTGGAACAAATATGTCCAGTTTGTGCAACACTCATTTTATCTTTGGATTCTTCCGAATGTGTTTTTCCGAACATGCCTTGTGTATATAACTCGCCGCGCACCAGCCGATATTTTTCCTTTTGTTCTTCTGTGCGTCTCTGCCCAAGATTTGCCTTTGAAATCTTTGCCTTTGATTTGGTAGAATGAACCCTACCTATATTAGCAGCAGTGGACTTGGCAATTGATCCAACTGAACGAATATACCCACTTACTCCTTCTCCGCCATCTGTCCGATTGAGCAGAATACCACCAAGATCCTTTCTGCCATACCAACAAATCATTCTGCGTTCGATTGCAAATGCTCCAATTTCAGTTAAATTGGTTTCAAGAAGTACGATATGTGATTTATCGTTTGGGACAGGTGCATTTCTATGTTTATTCCATGCCCTTTGGTCCTTTCCTTTACCGATATAGTAAGGTGTACCAGCTTTTGCAGTTTTTGAATCTTTACTTCGTAAATAAGCGTAAACATAGAAAATCGCTGTATAAATAGTTTTGTTGGTCATATAATCCTTAATCTGGTTGACTAATGACAGCGGGTATTTCCGTACCGCGGCTGTCACCACTTCTATTTAGCCGAATCGACACGTAGGTATTGACATTTCCTTAATGTTATTGTATAATAAATTATTGTATAATAAACTTGGCATTAACGAGTTATCAGGTCGTTAACATCTGTATAAATAACAACAGCGGACTTAGGCATTCATCCCGCTTTAGAAACTCTGCATGTCATTGCTAATCAAACAGGAGATAACAATGGCAAACAAATATTTTAGTACTAAAACATACAAACAACTGGGACCAGTCGCATATCGACAATGGCGTGCAGACTCACATTGTAACAAAATTCACGGTTACGCCATGTCATTCCATTTTGAATTTGAATCAGACACACTAGATGCCCGTAACTGGGTAACTGATTTTGGTGGGCTGAAACCTCTTAAAGAATTCTTAGAAGATAAATTTGATCATTGTTTATTATTGGCCACAAATGACCCGCTGTATGCAGAAATTAAAAATTTACAGACACTTGGCCTAGCAAAGATTACAGAAGTAGAGAAAACTGGATGCGAGGGCATCGCAGATTTCCTTTATAAGTATATTAACGGCATATTCCTTCCAAACTGCGGGTCGTCTGAAGCAGCAAGGGTTTGGTGCACAAGAGTTGAAGTTCGTGAAACCGATAACAACATGGCTGGTAGGCAAGGACATAGAGACGATAACGAGGATCTTTTTGCGGATTACTGATAACTACAGGTATATGTTGCGTATGACAGAAAATATAGAAACTGATGCCATGGAAGTTTTCAAATAAAGGATTAGGCATGACGATAGTGAACAGTGACAGTGTATGGGTCAGCCCAAGCCACAGATAGTTCCGTGTGATACACGTGAGTGAGCTGCAAGGACGTGTGTGGATTCATTATCGAGAAGAATCTAAAGATAGGTCAGCTGCTGTTGAATGTAGAGAATACCGTTGTTATCTTGAAAGTTTTATAGAGCGATTTACTGAAGTAAACAATGATTATTATTACATATAAGCGAAGAAATGAAACAACTTGACATAAGAGACTTTAAGAAATCATATAGTTTTTCAACTGATTTAAAACCGAAAACAGTATGGTCAACGGTTTATGCTTGTAAGCCACTTAATCCGTTTTGTGAAGCAGGAATCCCACATGACATTCTTAACAAAGTGGAAGAGTTGTCATTTGGCTGGACCGGGTGGGCATTTTCTGCAAACGGCGATGCCTGTTTTTTGTTTGAGAATGAAAATGACGCAATGTTTGCAAGTATAGTCATAGGAGAACAGAGTGTCAATTAAAACGTTTCTTGGCATAGAAATTGATAATACAATTGCAACAATTAGTGAACCTTTGATTGTTTCTTTACGCCACAATCCTGCCAAGTTATCACTGCTAACAAAAAAGCAAGTTATTGCATACGCCCATGTTCATGATATTACCATAAATACTCGCGATAAGAAGGAAGAGATAATTAACATTATAACAAGGAGTTAATATATGATTAACATTACAGAATCAGCAGTTACAAAGATTAAAAGCATTTTTGCAGAAGATGATACATTGAGTAGCATGTCCCTAAGAATATTTGTGCAAGGTGGTGGGTGTTCTGGTATGTCATATGGCTTTTCGTTTGATGAAGAAACGAACGAAGACGACTTTACATTTGACAAAGAAGGTGTTAAAGTAGTAGTAGATTCAATGAGTATGCAATACCTGCGTGATTCAGAAATTTCCTATAAGGATGACTTAAACGGCTCTAGTTTTGCAATTAACAATCCTTCAGCAACATCTAGTTGCGGGTGTGGATCAAGCTTTTCGGTATAACTTAAATTATGGATGCAAATTATCTAACTATGACTTTTGATCAATTGATGGAACGGCAATCGTTTATCAGTAAGAAATATACGGCTGCATATAATGCCGGAAGCAATCAAGAAGCTATGAATCAAATGCTATCTCATTTAGAATCGATTAGAAGCGCAATGTTTGAAATTGGATATAAGCAGAGATTTACAGCAGAAAAAGGTGATAATGACCCATTTAAAGATAGTATATGCCCGTGACAATGTTATCTGAGTCAGATCTTGTTGAGTTATTATACCAGAATAAGGGCGGCATACTAACTATCAATGACTCGTTGTTAGACGATTATATATTAGGGTGTTATGAGATTGGACAAGACCCAATATTTGTAGCAAAGCCATTGCATAATACAGTAGACGAAGCATTACAACAATGGAATGTTCCGTCTGATATACTGGCGTTAGATTTAGATATATACTTTACAGAGAAGGTAACTACATTAGATGAAACGATGCGTGTAGTTGAAGAATTAGTATTGTATCGCGAACGTAAGATGGAACCAATGTTGCGTTTTATGATTTATTTGGTTAGAGTAATGCGAGAAAATAACATAGTGTGGGGGGTAGGACGGGGATCAAGTGTATCTTCATATCTGTTGTTTTTGATAGGACTACACTCAGTTGATGCTGTTAAATATAATTTAGATATAAGGGAATTTATAAGATGAGTGCAAATTCAAAGTACAAAACTTATGCTGGGCGCGAGTTTAATATGGGCGCGTTTGCAGATAAAAATGGCGACACAAAGGCAGTTGGCAATTCTTCAATGAACGGCCGCGGCGATGTCGTTGATGCTTATGGAAAGGTAACCATTCCAAACCAAACTATTAGTCGAGCTAATTCTGCATTGCAGAATAAAGGTGTGCAACAAGTTAGTCTGAAAGCCGACGAAACTATAGTTGGACCAGCAGCGTCGACACCTACCGGTCCAACTATAGTTAGTAGCAGACCATCTGCAGATGGCTTGAGCACCGAAGTTGAATATAGCGACGGCAGCATCCAAATTATCGAACTACCTACACTAAACACATAATGCAAACTATTAAACCTTTACCAAAGAAGATCCTTGCTACTCTGCTTGGCATGGATGAGCGCGTGACAAAAGCTGGCATTATTATCGCTGGAGAGAACGGCAAAGAACGCGGCATCCGTCCACGCTGGGCTAAAATTCAAATGGTCGGCGAGAAAATTGATTGGGTTACTCCTGGCCAGTATGTACTGGTTGCACATGGTCGATGGTCGAACCAAACCACCATTGAACACAATGGCAAGGATCTTAAATTGGTGCTGCTTGACAATGATGAAATCCTTGCAGTGCAAGATGAAGCACCGTTTGATGACTTTATTGGCAGGAATACAAGTACTGCACCGGATAGTATTGACCCATCGGAATTTTTGCGACCAATATTACAATAAGAGAATAACGATGGTATTCAGGCGGGTAAGTTATAGTTCAGTAACAATATCTTGGACAGATATTGCAGATTTAGTTAGACAACTTAACTCGCTTAATGCCACAGGATATTGAAGGTACGTCCATGTACACCAGAGGCAACTGATACAAACAATTGGTCCTTGGTATACTTTGAATACAATATAAGCTAACAATGAGAATCACATACGCACAAAATCCTCTTCGGACTACTGTTGAACTTGATGGGCAAGAGAAGAAGGAACTGTGGTACAAAATTAAGCTTAAAGAATACGAAGATATTATTTTCGAGGCGCATTTTTACCTTGGCGAAAAGTATTTTGACGTTAAACGGGTTCGTAGAATTGTAAAGCCCAACGAAGTAAACTTTGTTGACAACCGCGTCAACGAGCTATTCGAATGCTATATTTCTGAGTTGATGAATAGGCACGCCGGAGATTGCACATGTATTCCATGTTCTTGTGAGAAATGTCATGTAGAAGGAATGTTGGGCATTGATACTATCAAGGGGCTTGATAAGCACGCTGCATATAATATCAACCTGGCTTTTGGTGATAATAGTAAACGAACACTTGATGAAGCAATTGAACACCTTGCTGCTAACGTAGTACCAACAAAAAGCATAGAGTGGGAACGCCACACCCAAGAAGAATTTGACTCATATTTACCGGGGTGGGCTGCAGATAGTAATCGAGCCCTTGAATGGTTAACTAAGTATCGCAACACACATTTTACAGAATTCAAATGGAGAACATAGCAATGAATATTCAAACTAAAGATACAAGCAAAGGCCACTTTTATGTAAGCCTTGCCAAGAGTGCAATCAGAATTATTGCAGGCGTAGCATTAATTGGCGGTAGTCTTGTTACTGCTGGTGTACTGTTCATTATCGCTGAGGTCCTTGGAGTAATCGAAGAGGTGGTTTGAACAACAAGCTATTGACAATTGTCCTGGAATAATGTTATACTGCATACTAACATCAGAAGAGGAAGTAAATGTCAATTAAACCATTATGGGTAGAGTTGTATCGGCCTGCAACAGTAAGCGATTATGTTTGGATAAACAAAGAACAAGAAAATACGATTAAGACTTGGATTAAGGATCAATATATCCCACACCTCCTGCTGTCGGGTTCGGCAGGCACTGGAAAAACTACACTGGCCAAAATATTAGTCAACGAACTTGCTATTGATCCAGGGGACTTTATGCACCTAAACGCCTCACGTGATAACGGGGTTGATATTTTACGCAATAAGATAACCAATTTCTGCAGCACGATGCCAATGGGAAAGTTCAAAGTTGTACTACTTGACGAGTCAGATTTTATATCGCCACCTGCACAAGCAATTCTACGAGGGATGCTTGAACAGTACAGTGATGGTGTACGCTTTATACTAACTTGCAACTATCCAAACAAAATCATTCCAGCATTGCATTCTCGGCTGCAAACAATGGCATTTAAGAATGTCGACCAAACTGAATTCACTGCCCGCTTGGCCACTATCCTTATTACTGAAAATATTGATTTTGATCTAGCAACTCTTGACATGTATGTGAAGGCGTGCTATCCAGATTTACGGAAGGCAATTAATACGATACAGATGCGCAGTGCGTCGGGCAAGTTGGAAGCTGTAAAAGCTGATGACGCTGAAAGTGACTACAAACTCGCTATGGTTGACTTGTTTCATAAAGGACGTTATCGCGAAGCTCGCGATTTGATTATTAAACAAATCACATTAGAGGAATATGAAGATATGTTCCGCTTTATGTATCGCAACCTTGACCTTTGGGGCCTTGATAGTGACATACAAGATCAAGCATTGTTGTTAATCCGCAAAGGGCTAGTGAACCATTCCCTATGTGCAGATGCCGAGATCAATTTGAGTGCAACTCTTTGTGAATTGGAAATATTAGCCCGTGGATAAAGTACTTTTGACAGATTGCGACGGCGTAATTTTGGATTGGGAAGCTAAGTTTAAAACCTTTGCAATTCGTCTTGGTCATACATTTGATGACAGGTATATGAATGAATACAGCCTTGGCAAACAATTGGGACTCACCCATGCAGCTAGCCTTGAATTAATTTCCAAATTTAATGCATCTTCTGACTTTGAATCGTTGTCTCCGTGGAGAGACAGTGTAGAAGGTATACGTAAATTCAAAGATGCAGGTTATAAGATTATCGCAATAACTACCGCTGGTTCCCATCCATGGACATGTGGCTTACGTAGACGAAATTTGGATAATGTATTTGGTGCCGATGCAATAAACGAACTGTACGTATTGGGCATACATCATGACAAGGGTGAACAGTTAATGCACTATAAGGATAGTGGATATTTTTGGATTGAGGATAAACCAAGTAACTCAGAACTTGCCTACAAATACGGGTTACGCCCATTGCTTATGAATAACCCGCATAACACCTCATATAATGGAATCGTTCCACGTGTGCAAACGTGGAACGACATCTATAAGATTGTTACTTTAGAGAATTAGCATTCTTCGTACAGGTCAAGGACCTCGGATACAATTGGATCTCGCTCAACATGGCGTTTATCAAACAGAGTATATACAATACCATCGCGTTCTGAGTTCTGCAACCTAGTAAGCAGATTAACCAGCCCGTTTTGATCACCGTATCTATCAGTTTGGCGCGTGTCGCCAGTGAGCAGAATCCTAGAGTTTGTTGATATACGTGTAAGTAACATTAACATCTGATTAGGGGTTGCATTTTGCATTTCATCTGCAATTATAATTGCATTCCGGAATGATCTTCCACGCATGAAACTTAGAGGAGACACTTCAATAACGCCGTCTGCAAGCATTTTTGCAATGGCATATTTTGTATAGTGTTCTTCGAATATGTCCATCAACGGTCGTACCCATGGAGCAAGTTTTTCGTTAAGGTCGCCAGGTAAAAACCCCACTTGCTCGTTCTCTACCTCAACCATTGGGCGGGTAATTATAATTTTTGAGGTGGATCCTTCCCTTAGGAATTTAATTGCTGCTAATGTTGCCATATAGCTTTTGCCAGTTCCGGCGCTGCCCGATGCAATAACAATTCGGTTATTCTCGTCCATTAATTGATCTAAATATTGCTCCTGGGCATCATTACGAGGATAGATATCAACTCGTTTGGTAAATTTTGAAGGTCTTTCTGGTTCACGAAAGGTATTAAGGTCTATTACTTCATTACCTTGATTTGCAAAACGTGTGCTGCGAGCACTTCTACGCGTCGCATCTAGTCTACTTTTAGGCTTATTCTTCATTCAGACTCCGGTTTTTACATTGACGGGTGGTTATGATTATCTTAAATTTAGTGTCACCCGTTTGCGGGTTTTAGTGCATTGCTGCACCAAAATTATTTACCTATATCTGTTAACCGGGCGTGGTTATGGCAACAAACTGCTAAATAAGAGTACGATGCCAAAACAAAACTCTATCTATAAGAATCTCGATTCAATTCACAATTCTTCTAACGTTATTGACACGCTATGCGAGATTGACCGTATTTTTGATCGTATGGATGTGTATGCATATGACAATTGGTTATATGGTGAAATTGTTGACGGCCCATTTATTGAGCGTCATTGGGTCGAACTAACGTTAATGTATCCAAACAAAATGATGCCTGATCCTGACGCTGCTATGCGTCTGATTAAGAGCGGGTGTAAGGTGAAGATGGGCAAGGATAAGTTCGAGACTTTTGTAAAAGTTAAAGGACCTAACGATATTATCATTACCAAGGAAGGCGATCATATTCCTCGAATTGAATACAAGTCCGTATGGCTTGTAAATATCAGAATGCCAAAACAATTATTAAATATCACTGAGGATTTGAAGGATGCAGAGGACATTGATGCAGATTCAGTAGAAACTGCGTATGATGAGGAACTCAACACTTTAGACCCACTGCAAGACGATAAAGTACAGGCCTAAGATTTTTTGCGACTTGCATAGGCATCTCGCATCTTTTGTTTGGTCTCATCTGTGTGAGTTCTGCCTTTACCTGCTTTGGCAGTAATAGAGTCATGTTTTCGTATGTAAGCATAAACATAGAAAGTGGCTGCATAAATAGTTTCGTTGGTCATATAATCCTTTAATCTGGGTTGACTAATGACAGCGGGTGGCTCAATACCGCGGCTGTCACCTATTCTATTTAGTCAAACACGAGCTCGATTTTACCATAATATGGGACGAAACATTGACATTAAATCTGGTTTATTATATAATACTACTGAGTTTGCTAAATATCACATGAACCACCCTAAAGTAAAAAAGTACATTCTAAGAGAAAATCTTCGGTCTGGTGATCTGCGTGATATGATCGACGAATTAATTGAGATCGACCGTTATAAGTCTAAAATGGACACTGACGCAGATACTGTCGTAGTGGCATTTAAGGCTGCTTCGCAGGATGCTGCAACTGATCTAGGTGCATACTTAGAGTGGTCAATTAACTCCATAGACGATGTAGAGGTAAGTGATGCAAGTGATCCTGATGGTAAGTTCCACGTGTACATTGAATTGCAAAGGGCTGCAGGGCTATGTCAGAAAATCATTGATATCGTTAATGATATAAGCAAAACAACCGACAAACAAGAATGGAAATTTATTGGCATGGACGGTGAACGTGCTGATTTAAATATTGGAGAACTAACTGCGGTTGTTATACAAGATCCGAAAATTTATGCACTCCCCCCCGAGAGCCGCGAGTGGTATATACGAATGAAAAATCTTGCAAAGTACTAAGGACAAATGAAAGAAGAAGGATTTACACTTAAGGGAGAAGTATTAGAACTACTCCCAAACACTATATTTAAATTAAAACTCGAGAATGGTGTTGAAATATTGGGACACTTGGCTGGGAGATTACGAATGAATCGAATTGCTATTATATTGGGTGACACAGTTGATGTTGTTATGAGCCCGTACGATTTAACAAAGGGCCGTATTACGTACAGGCACAAATAATTTATGTGGCTTCTTACAATACTTCCAAACTCCTTTATGGTATTCATCGTTAATGCCATACTTCTTATGGGTATCGTCGGAGTTGTTGTTAGTTTCTTTATTCTTGACCCAGTATTGAAATATGTTCCACCGTTACGGGCATATTCAAAGTTATTACAAATTGTCTCTGTTCTTGTACTAACGTTAGGAGTATATTTGTTTGGTGGTATGAAAACTGAACAGGTATGGCGAGAACGGGTTAAGGAGGTTGAGGCTCGAGTTGTTATTGCAGAAGGAAAAAGCAAAGAAGTAATTGTACAAATTGAAACTAAAGTGATAACTAAAACAAGAATAGTTAAACAACGCGGCAAAGATATAATTAAGTATGTTGATCGTGAGATTATCAAATATGATAATCAGTGTGTAATTCCAGATGAATTTATTAAAGTATATAATGATGCAGCATCTGCACCACTAAAGGATGCAAAGAAACAAAAATGAAATATATAATCATTTTATGTACTGTATTCATTTCAGCATGTGCAACATCTGTTCCAGTAACAGTGTTATTTCCGGGACCACCGGGGAAGGAAGTCACTGTGCCTTGCCCGCCATTGAAGAAATTAAACGATGATGCCAAACTAAGCGATATTGCACGAATAACAACGGAAAACTTTACTACATATTACGAATGCGGTATTAAAGTAGAAGCATGGAATGAGTGGTACGCTGAACAGAAGAAGATTTTCGAATCAGTGAAGTAGCGGTTGACTGCTGCCGCATATGGTAGTATAATATAAGTTATGAACTATTACGAAATATTAGGCCTTACTGCTGGTGCAACTGCTGACGAGGTTAAAAAGGCGTATCGCCGGGCCGCCCAAAAACACCACCCAGACAAAGGGGGTAACGAAGCAGAATTTAAAAAAGTTAATGAAGCATACGAAGCTATTTTGTCTGGTAAGGCCCAATCAGACAACAATGAGTTCCGCGACTATACACGTAACGGTGATGGCTTCGCAAATTTGCATGATCTGTTTAAAACTCGTGGGAACGGCGGAGCTTTCAATTTCAACTTTGACGAGTTTAGAAACCACCACGCTGCTGCATCAATTACAAATCCTGATTTTCACATTAGCGTACCTTGTACATTAGAAGAAGCTCATTCTGGATTTGAGAAGGACATTGATTTTACTGATCCAGAAGGCAATAAAAAACAGATGTCTATTAAGTTTCCTCCAGGGTCAACAACGGATATTAAGGTTAGATATGCTGGATTAGGTAGCGCAGTTATAAATGGCAAATCCGCTGGCGATTTATATGTACGCATTGTTATACTTGATCACACAGTATGGACTCTTAACGATGGGCGCAATTTAGTTGCTACTGTTAAAATTACAGTATGGCAGGCAATGTTTGGCGCAACAATAACCATTAAAACTATTGATGGGAAGGACCTTGAAGTCAACGTGCCACCAGGGACACAACATTGTTCACAATTACGGCTTCGTGACCGTGGATTCCGCATACGAGGTACAGAGAAAAATGGTAATGCGTTCTTAATTTTAGATGTACTGATCCCAAAACTTGAGCAAGACGATATGAGCAGGACCGTGCTTGACATAATAAATAAAATAGTGTAAACTACGCTATGCTATCCAACTTAACGAAGAGGTAATAAATGAGTCAAGAAAATGAGAACAATAACGGACGAATTAACGAGGTGATTGCACGGGCATTTCAAGACGCGCTGAGCCGCGAACACGAATATGTTACGCTGGAACACATCCTGCGCGTCATGCTTGACGATGATGAAGTAAGGGACACTCTCAAAGAATTGGATGTAGATGTTACTGAGTTACGGGATGAAATTGATGCTTGGTTACTAGAGCAAGATGATATTCGAGTAGAGGGCATTACTAAGCCACGCAAAACTGCTACACTTGAACGATGCTTCAACCGAGCGTATACCCAAGCCATCTTTACCGGCAGGGGTCATATGGAACCACTTGACTTACTAATAAGTATTGCTACTGAAAAGAACAGTCATGCTAATTTCTTTCTGGCGAAAAATGGTATCACTAAAGAAATATTGATTAACTACGTTGGAAAATTAAAGGATGGCCATAGTAAGGAAAGCAGTAATGTTAAGAGGCGCGACGGTGAAAGGATCCTAAACAAATACACTACTAACCTCAATAAAAGTGCCGAGGCAAAATTAATAGATCCATTGATTGGTCGTGAGAAAGAAGTGTTCCGTCTGGCTCAGACACTTACTCGCAAGAAGAAGAACAATGCCATTATGGTTGGCGAACCAGGTGTTGGCAAAACTCAAATTGTAGAAGGCCTTGCAGTTGCTATTGTTCGTGATGAAGTACCAACGGTACTAAAGGGTAAAACTATCTACAGTTTAGACATCGGGAAATTGCTTGCTGGTACAAAATACCGCGGCGACTTTGAAGAACGTATGCAACAAGTCCTTGAGGCATTAGAAGAGCGCGAAGATGCTATTCTGTTCATTGATGAAATCCATATGATTATGGGCGCAGGGGCTGGCGGGGGGAGTAGCATGGACGTTGCTAACTTACTAAAACCAAGTTTGGAAAAGGGTAGATTGAGATGCATCGGCAGTACCACATACGAAGAATTCCGCGAACACTTCGACAAGGATCGTGCTTTACTGCGTCGGTTTACAAAGATTGACATTGAAGAAATGTCAGTTACTGACACTCAAACTCTAATGCGACGAGTCGCCCCAATTTATAGTGCATATCACAAACTAACAATTGGCGATACTGCAATTGATCTCGCCATTGACTTGTCAATGAAGTATATGTTAGACAAGAAGTTACCCGACAAAGCAATTGATATTATCGACGCCGCTATGTCAAGGTTGCGTGTTACTAATGCAGCCGAAGGTACTGAACTAACAGCTGATGATATCCGTAAGGAACTAAGCGAGATTACACGTATTCCTTTAGAACAACTTGGCGAACAAAAGAACGTAGCAGTTGCTGACCTCGAAAGCCGTATGCGTACAAACGTATTTGGCCAAGATGAAGCAATTGAACGTTTAATGAACATGGTGTATATTGCCAAGTCTGGATTAAAAGAAGTAAATCGCCCAATGGCAAACTTCCTGTTTGTGGGACCAACTGGAACTGGTAAGTCTGAATTGGCACTACAATTGGGACTTGGATTGGGAATGGAAGTTATCCGCTTTGATATGAGCGAATACAAAGAATCCCACAAGATTGCGTCATTGATTGGCTCACCGCCTGGCTATGTTGGTTATGGTGAAGGTAAGGCTGGTAGTGGAAAGTTGATTAATGAACTAACCCGTGTTCCGAATTGCGTATTACTGTTTGATGAAATTGAAAAAGCTCACCCAGACATAATTCAAGTCTTGCTGGGCTTAATGGATCATGGCATTATTACTGGTAGCGATAATAAGCAAGCAAGTGCCCGTAATGCGTTTGTTATTCTAACAAGTAATCTTGGCGCTGCTGATAGTGAGAAGAATGTCATTGGCTTTGGTGGCGGATTGAATGATTCTGCTTCAGATGATGCTGTTAAGCGTTTCTTTACGCCGGAATTTAGAAATAGGCTTGATGCTATTGTTAAGTTTAATCGATTGCCACGTGAGATTGCCCGTAGAGTTGCTGATAAATTTATGCTTCAAATCCGAGAACAACTTGTTGAACAAAATCAAAGCATTGTATATTGTGATGCAGTGTTAGACTACCTTGCTGAACACGGTTACAGTGAAACAATGGGTGCTCGTCCAATGAAGCGGTTAATTAACGAGCAAATTCGGTTACCAATAGCCAAGCGTATTATCAAAGATGGGCTCGATACTCACTGTATTAACACTGTCAATGGTGAACTTGAAATCTCATAATGAAAACACATTCGACTCAAAAACTGTACTGGAAAAAGTGGCCTTACAAGGTCATTTTACAGCTATTGCCAATTGAGACTGATCGAATTATTCCAGGTGCGTGGAAACACAATCGCAGTAATAGGATAATGCGGCTTGATGAATCCAATAGAATTAAGGGTTGGTGCCAAACAAAGTTTACTGACTTTGGATTTCGTCGAGAAATGAACCTAAGTATATTTCTGCATACTGAAGATGAAGTTGATACTGTACTTTGTTCGTATGGGCACCTTGCTATTGAATTGTGGGCACCGGCCAATGATGCAAGTAAGGAGCTACTATTAGATCACGTGCATGATGTCATACGGGCAACTCCGTGGTACGGCAAGTTTCCAATACGGGCGCTTATTCCGTATAGCCAAAAGCTTAGAAATGCCGATCCAACACTGCTTAAAACTGCTGTTGCTACCCTTGACGTAGATGGGTGGGCTGCTGCTGGTATGATCGGTCAGATTGTCAAAGATGGCAGAATGTATGCAACTTATGCATGGGGGCAACCCATGTACCTGTATCTAAAAGATGATACAGAAGCCGCTATGTTACGGCTACAATTAGGTGGTTTCATTGAACGATTTGAACGAATACGAAAACCATCGTAAATTCTTAAGACAATATGTGCCTCCAACTGCTAAATACAGTTGGAGGCATTTTTTATGGCAAAAATATACGAAGAAATCATAGTGATCAAACTTAGCAAACTGCACAAAGAAGGCACAACCGTTGATCATTTAGCTAACGAAGACCTAACAGCAAGTTTAGAAGCTGTGGTGCAGGAATTAGTTGGCGCCGATGTTATCGTAGAAGTAATCAAGGAATAAAAATGAGTTTAAGCGGACAAAATATGCTAGACCCTGCTGCTATTGTAGATCAATTTGGGATTCAAACAGGAGAAGCATGCCGCGCAAGTGGCTATTATGGATACTCTGATGGTATGCATACGGTTGGCTTTTATCTTGTAAATTTTATCGGCAGAATATATGTAGATGCTTCACTTAGCGACAATCCTGGAGCCAACGATTGGTTTCCAGTAACACTTGCAGCAGTGCTTGACTTTGAAGATTATGAGGAAGCAACAACTGGTGTTAAAACTTTCAATATTATTGGAAACTTTGTATACCTCCGCGCAAGAGTGGCACTAACAAGTGGCAACTTTGAACGTGTTGTTCTGAGTATTTAAGGAGAATAAAATGGGTATTCGTGCAAGCTCAGGTGGACAATTTAGCGGTGGTAGTGGCGGAAGCGGTCTTGGGTTAACTGCTGATGAGATTCTCGAAATACTCGACGACCGTGTAGTACATGGTATAAATGGTACCAATGGGACCAATGGTGCTCCTGGCATTGACGGAGTGGATGGTGCAGCTGGCGCAACTGGTGCAGCTGGTGCAGCTGGCGCAACTGGTGCAGCTGGTGCAGCTGGCCTCCGCGGATACCCGGGAATTGATGGAGCAGCGGCTTTTCGAGGACTGCCTGGTATAAACGGAGTGGATGGACAACGAGGCTTTCCGGGTCAACAAGGCTTACAAGGAATTACTGGTGCTACAGGCTTTCCAGGCAGCAATGGGGCCAACGGTGCAACAGGGTTGCCCGGAGCCAACGGTGCAACAGGGGCGCAGGGTATACCTGGCACAGAAGGGGCATATAAAGCAACAGCGCGAATTAACTATGATGCAAGTGGTAATTTGAGTGGGGTGAACGTTTTAGGCGGCGGAATTAGTGCCCTTATTACAGATGCAAGCGCAAGTATAGCAACTGTTACATTTATATTCAATGGCAGCGCAACTGCGCCAATGGGTATACAGGTGTATGGTTACCAGGCAACAACTAATGTATATTTGACACGAGCATTGGCTAGTGATTTTCCTACAAGGTCTGTAGCAGCAGGTGGAACAAGTGGTTCGCCGACGGCATTTACTGGGTTTAGTCCTTCAGTAAATCCAATGACGCTTGGACTAACAAAAACAGTTACCGGTGCGTTGGCTGCTCTTGGTCAACCGACACATTGTATAGTCCAATTTTTATTAAGTAGCGTGTAATGGCAATTCATGCATGGAAAACTAACTTTGTAGGACTCAATAAACCAAGTAAGGTTTTATCGGGCACTGCCATGTCGTTTGTAAGTCTAGGAAGTTGGCCGTACCCTAACGACATAACAGACCCGTACTGGAGTGGTGGCTATAATCCGCAGCCGTATAAATGGGAAGTAACGTTCTCAGTTGATGAACGAGCACATGGGTCAAACTTAACTCGTATCCCATATCTGTTTAATGCTCATGACATTGAGGTAGGGGATTTTGTCAGTGGTGCGCAGGATGGTAAGGTGCTACAGATTATGAGCATTTTGACAAAAACAAATAATATGATTGTTGCGGTATGTGAAGATAGATTGCGCTATAACACTTTTAACGATCCGGCTGGATGGGGTATGTTTGGAACTCCGGGTGCTGTTATATTCTTTCAAATTAACGAACTTGGGTATCCAATGCTCGACCCATTACCAGGTGTTGCGTCGGCAAACTTTGCTGATAACGTACAAAGTCGATTCCAATATTTAAATCCACTTATTAACTACCTGCTTGAGCAGGAAGACAATGGCTTTGTACAAGGCAATGCAATTTGCATTGATAATGGTCTCTTTGCGTTAAGTAATGCAAACAACGTTGGAAAGTTTATTGGCACAGTGGTGCATCCCGGGCCGGGCCCGCACGGGTTTATTTTACGGCCAGCAAATGGTATTATTGACTTTGTACCAAACTTGCCCGGTGTTATCGGAGATTATGTATATCCAAGCATTGATGGATCTGGTGCGCTAACCACGAGTGACGCAAGTCGACGACCCATATACATGGTAATTGAATTGGCTAATCCAAGCATTACAACGGGGCTTGGTATTGATCCAACTGGTACAGACGGTGACGTTATTGAATTTAATCGTTTGCAGATGACTTTACAAAGTGGAAATGGTACGTACACAATAGATGACGCAGTTGATATTATAAATGCTAATACTGCATATCACAGTATTACTGCAAGCAAGGTTGGCGCAGCAACATTGTCAACCTCAGACGTTGCAATAAATGGATCGGCATATGGACTGGTTGGCGGGTATGCACCATTTAGTGCAACCATAAATAGTGTTGTTGTTAATTTTACAACAACTACAAGCGGCAGTGCTGCATACGGCGAAGTTGACATTTCCGATATAAATGATATGGTTACTGATATCAATTCTGCCGGCCTCATTGACCTAATAGCGTCAGCCAGCGGTACAATGCTAACATTAACTAACACGGTTGGTGGCAGTATTACAATTGTTAATACCGAGCCTGATAAGAATGGCAACAATTTTAGTGGTTTAACTTCAATCTCGTCGTTGAATGAGTTTACCGCAGCAAATACAACGACATTCTCTTTAAGATTAACAAGAGACGACGGCGGCCCGTTAACAATAAGTGATGTACAGGGGCAATTTATTACCACAGCTGGCGTAATGAGCGGGCAGACTGGGCACTTTGCCCTTGGGTTGCAAATTGAACAAGGATTGCGGTCGAGTGCCACCGTTGTTGTTGCAAATATTATGGCGCGTGACTCATTAAACGCATTAGTAGGCGATCAATCGTATGTCATCGATGATGGCAATGGCGAATGGGCATTGTTTACATATCCAAGTTCCGAGTCAGGTTGGGTTAAAATTGGAGGGCAGCGAAGTGTTTCTGTTGATGCAAGAACAATTATTGATGATATCACATTGCCACATGAGAATGCGTCAATTGGTATTATAAGCGAGAATCGACGAATACTTAATGTTAGTGTTATTGTCTTAACAGAATTAGTAGCTGCTCCAGATTTTACCGTTATTGTTGGTGATGAAATTGTTTGGCAGTTTAGTAAACATGGCGGGAGTGCAATTGGAATATATAATATAGAAACATCATTAGTTACATTTGATCGACGTACAGTAAATATCAACATGCCAACTTATACAGGTACTGGTACGTTTAGAGTCGAGGTTACATACATATGAAAACCTTTAACAATATAAGTGGCACTACATCAAGCGAATTTAACATTGGGGTTGGTGCAATGGCTGCAAGAAATATTGTACTTGGTGCAGTATGTAACGGAGTAAATGCGTTTGCCCTTGACCGCAATGGCTACGGATTTGATGTCGAAGGAACCGAATTTTACAATTTAAAAATGTTTGCTAAAGATCAAGATGGTCGGGTTGCAGCAAAACACATTCGTGGCACCATTACAGTTGGTGGCAATATTACACGTATCGAGGACATATTTGAAGAAACGTTCGACGGCGATATAATTCTATCGTTAAACGTTAATACATTGAATATTGAATGTAATATAGGAACTGCTATAAGTGCAACATATAACATTTATATTACATTACAACATATTAGTTAGGAGCAATTATGGCAATTATTAAAATTTCAGAATTACCACCAGGGATAACATTTGACGCAGACGACGAATTGGTTGCTGTTATTAACGGTGTTACTAAAAAGCTTTCTGGACTACAATTAGCAAATAGTGTTGCAACTGTTGGGGATCTTGTTACTAACACACAGCTTACCGATGCAATCAATGGGGCTGATATAGACGGCGTTGATGGTGTGTTTATTGAAAACAACACTGTTATTAATACACATTACACCACGCCTGCTGGAAAGAATCTACATGCAGTTGGACCAATAACATTCGTTGATTCTGGCGCTACTAGTAGTTTGACCGTTGGGCCTGGCCAACGCATAGTAATACTATGAGACTATATTTTGTTATAAGGGCTAAATACTCAAATGATACATATTTGTACGAATAAGGAGAAATAAATGGCAAACTTAGTTATTGATGGAAGCAAGATAACATTTCCAGACACAACGACACAATCGTCTGCTGCGGCAGCTACATTGGGTAGCAATACACTTGCCGCCAATGTTACCTCATCTAGCTTAACAAGTGTTGGTGTATTAACTGCACTAGCAATGGCAAGTGGAAGCAATATAACATTTCCAGACTCAACGACACAATCGTCTGCTGCGGCAGCTACATTGGGTAGCAATACACTTGCCGCCAATGTTACCTCATCTAGCTTAACAAGTGTTGGTACATTATCATCGTTGGCAGTGTCAGGTGGTATAACCGTTGCGTCAAATACTTACGTAAAATGGTCACAACTAAACGTGTTCAACAATAGCTTGCATTTTAGAGCGGATCCAGCGACAGTTGTTACCGACGGCGTGGAAGGCCCTCCTACTAATCACTTGACTGGTGTTCGTATTATGGCGGCATCGAATGTAGTCGGCGTGTCTGAAGCACGACTTAGCATTTCAAGTTCAAGTGATCCACTTAATCGCAAATTCCTTAGCATTGGGGCATTTAACGATGATAATGCATTTAAAATAGCCGTTGGCGTCGTAACAGATGGTGTGCTAAGTAATACCACTGATACAATATTATATGTTAAAAGTGACAGTGAAACAATATATGCAGGTATTAATCCTGCTGGGCCAGTAGCTGCTACTGATCTGACAACAAAGAGTTATGTTGACACGATGCGCCTTACTGGATACACAGTTGCAACTCTGCCGGCCGGTACTATTGGAGATCGGGCGTATGTAACCGATGCATTAACACCATCATTTGGTGAGGCTGTAGTAGCTGGTGGCGCAGTAGTTATTCCGGTATTCCGTAATGCAACAGTTTGGATCGTAGCATAATTGCAATGATCTAATTTCGTCAGCACGCCAACGTTAAATAGTATATTGATAAGGCATTTATGGAAACAGTTGAACCAAAACACTATGTTAGAGTATGTGTTGCCCGAGAACTAACTAATAAAGAATTTGAAGAGATGACTGATATCATCCACGAGGGAATTGCAGACCTTGTTATGAGCGATAATGTTATCGAATACAAAAATGAACAGGGCTTAATGTGCTATATGTTTGACCTATGTCAGGACATTGTCGATACCCCGGCACGTGATATAATTGAGTTTGAGATGGACCAAGTTATCCCGCAGAAGCTTCAATGGGGCCTGGAAGTAAGCAATAGGGACGGTCAACAATGGTATATCAATTCTACCGAAATCCGTTGACAATCCATAGTAATGTTGCTATAATAGTCGTATAGTGCAATACATTACTAAGGAAACAAAATGAAAATAAATCTACGCAAGGCATCTGTAGTCCAACAAATTATTGTTGATGAAATTAAACGAATCGGTTCCGAAAAAACCGAAGTTAATGTTAGCCTCTTTGATGCTGGTCTTGAGGCAACCCTTGACGCACAATTAGCAAAGATTCTGGAATCAAATAACAAGGCTGGTCGTCTGTTGGATGCTAATCGCTACCTTCGTGCAGCCGTTGCAAAACAAAATGCGCAGGTTGGTATTACCGATTATCTTGCAGAGGAAGCATTCTTGGCTTCTGCTGAAACCCGTGTTAAGGCTCTATCCGAACTTACACCGCGGCATGACATTCTTGTGCTTACTGCTGAAATCACAGCACGTAAAACTGCATCAACTGCGGAGAATGCTCGCGCAAGCTTGTATGGGCACTCTACATATACCGTTGAGGTAAATGTTGTTCCTGCTAACATTATTGCTGATGCAAAGGCTGAATTGGAAACAATTCGCAGACGTCGTCGGAAGATTAAGGACGAGATGGTTTCCATCAACGTTCGTACTGAGTTTGAGGTTCCTGGACAGATTGCACTTGTGCTTGCTGAACTTGGACTAGACTAAGATTGACCCCTTAGTCCGTGGAGTAGCTAGAAATAAAATATAGTCTCGAAAACTATAACCCTTATGGCTTAGACCTGAAAACTCTAAACTAACTGACTTGTTAGGGCATCATATTATAAATTTTGATGTTTGCTAGTATGTCCTAACTAAATCGCATATTTGCTAGTTTCTATTTTTTATTCCCTATTTGACTATTTCTAATTTGTCCACGCATTATGTCATTGAGTCTGGCTTCGGCCAGACTCTCTTGAGTGCATCACAATTGCTAAATAGTTAATGAGAATTAAAGATATTTACCCGTTTACAGCAATCCAACTTAACGAATTTAACATGTCACCAAGTAGCTTGCGTATGTTAGCCTCCAAAATTAATGCCACAGCTGGCATGGAATTTGAAATGATTGTACCGGGCATTAGCATTAACGGCAGGTTAGACGATTATTATGATAGTGAACCTGATTATAGTTACGACGAAAGACCAAATAGTATAGACGATGTTATTAGATTCTTTGATGAAGGTGGGCAGAGTGGTAGAAATGCATTGCGTGATGTTAAAGATAAACTTGAAAATGAGTACTTAGATTGGCTCGGTGATAAACAAAACGATGACTGGGCTTTAGAAAAAGAAGAAGTAGTAACGGCATACTTCAGGGATGCTGATCCAGCAGCGTCAGACGATGAAATCCAAGCAAGCGTAGATACAGCAATCGGAGTTTCAAATCGCCATTATCGCAGTGCGTATGAGGATTGGAATAACACGTGGCACGATGACAATCACAACGATACCACCGAAAGAGAGTGGATACGCGATAACTACAACTCAATGAGACCCATTGAAAATAGTTTCGGTGTGTCGTGGCCCTACTACACCGAACATACTCGTGACGATGAAGGCGACTTAGACATTGCGTATCTTGCTGACGAATTTAGCACTATGATAGGGCGGCCAGTTAATCATGACGGTGGTGATGCACATAGGGCAAAGCGCGAGGCTAATACCTATATTATTGAGCCCGACGGCAGCTTGCAACCCGATAATCGCGATGAAAGTGGATTAGAGTTTGTTAGCCCACCATTGCCATTTAAGCAGCTATTACTCGATTTAGTTAAGATAAAAGCATGGGCAACCAGTTCCAGTATGAAATGTTATACAAATGCTAGCACTGGATTACACATAAATGTTAGCCTGCCCGAGTATAGTATCCAAAAATTAGATTACATTAAACTGGCATTACTAATGGGCAACGAGCACATAATCGCATCGTTTGGACGAGAGGGCAATACATATGCAAAATCAGCAATGGGGATAATTAAACAAAAAATGCGCGATAGTCCAGCAGATGTAGCGGCAGTATTAGGACGGATGAAAGAGCATTTAAGTGAATTTGCAACAAAGGCTATCCATAGCGGCAATACACAAAAGTATACAACAATTAATACCCATGATGGATATATCGAATTTCGTGCGCCAGGCGGAGACTGGTTAAATAAATATTATGATAAAATTGAACCTACATTATTAAGGTATGTTGTTGCACTTGATGCAGCACTTGATCCGACAAAATATCGTCAAGAATATCTAAAGAAGCTATATCAATTATTGGGACCAAAAGATATCAATGATCCGATTGCATATTTTGCACGATTTACTGCTGGCGAGCTTTCCGTTAATGGACTAAAAAGTCTGCTAAAGAACGTAAAATTGCAACGTGACGCAACCAAGAAGCCCGGCACCATTGGTTAGGTGGACCGTTATGAGCAGTGGTGGTGCAACGAAGATAGTCATGGCGCGGTCCTCTGATGAGGCCATTGCAATGCAAGAAAATCCATCAGAGTTTACAGATGTAGAAGATGTATTTAGAGCAGCCCGGAATTTACAGCTGAGCATCAAGGGCAATTATTGACAGTGGTTCCAGTTGAGAATAACTCTAATTTCACCTAATTGAATCAATTTGTCCATAATACCCTAGTCAATAACAAATTTATTATTCTTTATGCAATTTTCAGTCTTTGTCAGGACCTGCAGATTAAATTCATTATGCAATCCACATACAAGCAGGTGGTTCGACGGTATTACATGATCTACTTCATGCTTAATACCAGTAAGTGTTGTCAATCGTCTCGCTTCTACATAGAATGCTAATATCTTTTCTTTGTTGGCCCATAATGGCATCGAGCAATCACGCTTTTTGCGTCGGTTTACCGTATAGGCTACCCATTCTGCCTTCTGTTGTTCAATTGATTTTCCTGGTGGCTTAGGTTTCTTTATTTTCGGTGGCTTGGGTGGCTTAGGTTTCACCGACTTAGTGTCGTACTTAGTGTAAACTCTGGTAATGTTTGGCTGGCACGGGCCGACAAAATTCTTCTTAATTTGCAACTTTTCCTTCTTTGCAAGTTTAATCTCATCAAGCGTCTTGCTTGGTAAATGTAACGTCCCGTGTTTAGCTTTAGAAGAGTATCTTCCAGAATGACTGCGGCAGCAACATTTAGTCCGCCAATTATTAAACTGCTTGCCGCATTCCGGCAATGCGCAATATTGTATATTAATAGTACTCATACATATATTTAGCTTATTTCAGGCTTATGGGCAAACTCTGCTGCGATGCAAGGTAAATATACTAGTAGAAACCACTAGTAAGTACATTAACAAAGGAAAAATTATTATGTTCGATTTTCAAAAATCAGTAGAGACAAGCCAAAAATTGGCTCAGGATGCAGCAACACAATTTGTCGCAGCAACATCCACCTTCACTAAATCTGTAGTTGAGGCAAACACAAAATTGGCCGCTACATTTGCTGAGCAAATTACCGAGGCTTACAAAAGCTTCCCTGTTATGCCATCGTTTGAAGCATTCACAAAGCCCAAGAAAACGTCCAAGGGCGAGTAAGTATGTGGGAAGAACTTAAAAAATTCTTCTCTTGTATGTGTTCTCCAGCAGATACATTGTTATGGGAAGATAGGCGTTACCTTAATGCTGCACAAACTGCTTCAGACTTAGAAGAGCGGGTACGCAGGCTGGATCGTCGCAACAGCGGCAGTAACTTCTGGATGTCATAAAAATAACCTCCGCTAAACAACTGCCTCTACTGCTAAATACAGTAGAGGCATTTTTATGAAGATTAAAGAATTGAGCGAATCCGGTGGGTATATTCCACGCAATGCTAGCGAGGCAAAGGATCCACGATGGTCCACCGCCCTTAGCGTGGATGTGAATACACATACGATGAAAGACATGCTTGCTAAGTTTTACCCTACATCACCATTAAAAGATGGCCAAAAGAAGGTAACAAAATGACAAATAAAATAATAAATGAAGGACATGGTAGTATTAATGTATCCGAAGTACCGGATTTAAGCCGTATTATGGTGTTGGCGGGCTTTGCCAATTCCTCTACCGCAAGAGGTACGGCTTATACGGTTGAAACCGTAGAAGAAGGAGACGAACTTGATACAAACCGTATATGCGAACTCGCTGGAGTGCCAGTTACTGAATCAGAATGATAATGAAACAGTATAAGTTTGTCGCTTCTGATTTTAATCAAATCGATCCCACTATACCAGATGCATATATTGATCCATCAGTATTAGACGCAGTAAGAATGGGGCGTGAAACTCCGTTACCAAAAATAGAATCAAAGAATCTAGGTAAAATCCAACGTGAACAGAATATTAAACCCGGAACAGATGCGTGGTTCAAACTCTGGTTCGAAAAGCCAGAAATTACAGGTTATAAATGACTATACCATATACATTTGATGGCATAGATTATTCACAATCGTGCATACCAGCTACTCAACTTGGGCATAATGAATGGAGATGGTGGCCCGCAGATACTGAGGAAAATTTTAAAAAGAACGTCGAAGGCACTGCTATTACTGATTACGTTGAGTCATCATTTTCGTATACAGTTAATTCAATTGAATTACGGTGCAAAGAGTTTGACAATATAGATTTTACAAAACCGACGATTGTTGCAATGGGCTGTTCGTTTACGTTTGGCATCGGGCTACCGCAGGAAGCAATCTGGTGTGAGGTATTAGCAAAAAGACTACGCGACGACGGAATAGACCTGCAACTTATTAATTTATCAGCTGCTGGTGACGGAACCGACCGGCTTGTTCGTCTGCTAAGTCAAACCCAACACCTTATTAAGGATGTTGACTTAATTATTGGTCTATTACCTGGATCTGAACGTACCGAACTGTTCTTAACACATATGAAAAAGCCAACGACTGTGTATATACATTCAGGTACATCACAAGATGAAAAAACACGACTTGAAAATTATCTCACTAATTTTGTAATGGATAATAATTGGCTTAGTTATCAAACAAACAAAAACCTGTATATCTTTGAACTCTTTGCAAAGGTGCATAATTCGTCGATAATTCTCGATTCATGGTCAGAGCTATTTATTAAAGAATTGCCGAGATTTGTCAATCCAAGATTTAGGGCATTCTTCCCGATTCCACCTGAGTTGAATTTTAGCAGAGGTGATCCATCTGGTACCAAATTCAAGCAGGCACGCGATGGGATGCATTCGGGCCCGATGCAGCATAAACAATATGCAGATTCAATCTATGAACAGGTCAAAGCGTCATTGCTGCTATCATGCAATGCCAAAAAGAAACTATGACAACACCAGTAAACCCAGCTTGGGTAGCAGTACTTGACGCTAATTATGTACCTGGTAAAGAACCAACGCCTAATCCCAATCACTATCTAGTATATCCCGAAAACGTTCCAGGCGATAGCGATTATAAGTGCAATCCGTATAGCCAAGCATAAATATCGATATGAAAATTAAAGACATAACCGAAGCACCATTGGCAGACTTTCAGCCGCTTGGAGATTTCTCTAAACCTGGACCATTCCGCGGTGTTGATAAGAAACTTGTGCCTCATCCAACTAACCAATTAAAGACTGCAAAGTTCCTGGAAAATACCCCATATGATTTTAGATTGTTTTTCTCTAATCTAACGGGCACAGGCAAGTACCCTGAAATAGGTAAAGTTGATACTAACATACTTGACCAGATATTTGGAACAGATATTGCTACCCAGATTCTAAAAGATAGCAATGATGCAATTACAGTAGTGTTTGTTGGGAATAGTGGCGAAGCCAAAGTAATGATGACTCCCTGGGTAATGATGCATAGATTTGGACATGCTATTAATGCTATTAATGATGGTCCCAGGGCAGGTAGTGGTCGCAAATGGGGCGACTGGAAAGAAGCAGAGAAGCACTTTTTCTCGACGGTTAATAACACACTTGCTGATTGCTATGGAAAGAAGCAAAGTGGCGTATACGGAACTGGATCTGATAGAATGAACTATGATCAAACTGCGGAATATAATGCATTGTTTAATGCAATTGGCACACAGAAGAGTAGCCGCAGTAATTTAATTAAACGACCATACGAGTTCATGTATGAAATGTTTGCACAATACCTCAAAGATGGCCATATCACATTAAATCCAATTCCAATGAACCTAACATACGGGCGTAAGGCATGGGGCAACCCAACACGGTTCATGAACTTGAATCCAGAATTTAGAAACGATACTGACCGGGCCAATGCAAGCCATGCATTGTCAATGGATATGGGTAGTATGTTTGATGATGTCCTAAACTCATGCGTGGGCAATATTTATGTAATGTAAAATTTGACTAGAAGTTAAGACTCATTATATCGACGAGCCCATTTAGCCATTGGCTACAACTTATGTTGACTTCTGCTCTTGATTAGTGTAAAATGTATATTTACAAGGGAATATATGAGCTTTACACCAGAACAAATTGCCAAGCTAACAAAAGTGATCCAGGAAGGAATTCAAGTCAAGCGAGAAATAGATGACCTGTCCGTGGGCCTCAGAGAAACGGTCGCAGCTATTGCAGAGGAAATGGAAATCAAACCAGCGGTCCTTAATAAGGCTATTACAAAGGCTTTTAAGGGCGACTTCGACAAGGACCAATCAGACCTTAACGATGTTGAAGAGATTCTAATTGTAACAAAAAACAAATCTGATTAATTTGTGAAAAAATTATTAGTTGCGATTCGTGACTATGTAAAAGAGGATTGGCAGGAGAATCCTACACGGACTACCCTCGAAATTCTTGCATGGTTCATGAGCATTGGCTGCGCTATTACGATGGCATTAACAGTTCCGCATCCGCCGTTTCTAATTCTTTATCCAGTTTTTATTCTTCAATGTATAATATTTGGGTGGGCAGCAAAGACACGCGGAAGTACCGGTATGGTTGCTAACTTCTCATTGCTCGTTATCATAGATTCAATTGCGCTAATTAACATGTGGTCACAATGAACGTTAATATCCGCTATTGGCAATACGATAATGGGTTATCAGAAGTAACAACATTTGACAAAACTCGCGTAGGTTGGTTTTGTTGGGTGTATACAGATGACAATGCAGAATTTGTTATATGGATGGGTACTAACTGCCCAACGGCTTACTTCACCTCATGCTTCAATTCTGGCGATCCAATGTTTACTGTATTGATAAGAGATAAAGATGAGGCAGCTTACTTTAAGTTGACATTCGGTGGCTGAAGTTTACAATTTATACATTGGCGACAATGACGACAACGATATTTTAACATGGCTACAAGAAAATGTCGAAAAACTCGAACGCACCACTAAAGAAGAGTGGAACTGGTTTAACACATATCACGGGATGAATAACAGCTGGATTATGGAAAGTTCAGATGTAAGTGATACAAGCAGCAAGTATGATATTATTTCCCAAATAACATTTACTACAAAGGAAGATGCTATAATGTGCGGGTTACGGTTTGGGGTGACAGTACATGGATAGTTTACTACCACTACTATTCCCAAAGGTACAGGCGAAATATAAAGCATGGTCCGATGATCGCCTTCTTAAGAAAAACGGATGTGCAACATGGAAGCAATATAATCGCAAAAACGATCCTGATATTTCCTATCGTGCTACTCGCGTGAAGGACTATTATCACGGCTACCAATATGTTCACGGGTTCGAAAGCAGTAAGCATTACGCATATACTTTAAAATATGATTATGGCCCCGGCGGATATAGATATGGTTTTGACGATATAGTCGATTGGTGTGAGGATAACTGTTGCGATAAAGTACGCCACGATTTCTTTCGTGTGTTTAGATACGATGCCGACAGTGAGTGGGAGATTAATGAGATCAGCGGTGTCGATATTGTATTCGTTGCCTTTAAGGACCAAGAAGACTATATGTATTTTAAGTTGAGATGGGCATGAGTTTTATCGCAATTGTAGATGAGGCAATAGTAGATGATGCACTTATTTGGGCTAAATTAAATTGCCCAACTTACATTACAAACTATAATCATTATGCTGATATCAAGGTAAATGTACATCTTGCTTATCACCGGATTAATCTTAATAAGTATGATTTCTTTTTCTCGTCTGCTGAAGACCTTGCATGGTTTAACTTACGGTGGGGTAGGTGACTAGTTTGGATTATACCGCCTGGCAGTACAATGGTCTAGCGCCGTGGGAGGATATAATTGAATGGTGTAGTACTACATTTGGAAATGGTGTACAGTGCTCTCTTTGGAATGAGGACATGGTTTGGTACACAAATGGGTTTGAAACTATCTATTTCAAAGACAAGGAAGATTTAGTATTGTTTGTGTTGCGGTGGGGGATATAATGACCAAGGATGTTATGCACTAAGCACATTTATAATATGTTGATACTTAGATTGCCGATCAAGTAGACCATTAGAACCGCCATTGATAACCTTTGTGGCCTTTGCTACATCGCCTGAATCACTTATCTCATTTAAACGACGAGTGGTCCAGAACCATCCTGCACTAAGCACTGCTGCTGGATTTTTTGAAGCCATATCAGGATCATCGAGTAAATTGAGATTCAATGCATCTCCACAGGTACGGTAATTGTCTTGGCCAGTAAGTTGAATCAGGCCGCGGCCACGGTATTTCCATCCATCACCACTTGATTCTGAACCATTGCCCATGCGATCACAATATGCTCTGTTGGCAATTTGTTGTGGCTTGCGGGCATATTGATTCTCTACGCCACGAAAACGCTTTGGCCATGTGCCCAATAAGCCCTTGGCTGAGTAGTTTAAATTTTCCTCAACAGCAGAGAAGTTAGCAGATTCGTGGGCAGTTTGAGCAAGAAACATTGCCATGCGCTGCGGTGTATCAATCTCAAATTGTTCGAATGTTTCGTTAATACCATCAACGAAAAATTCAAGACGCTCTCGGCGTGCGTTAGGCAAACATTCTTGTAATTGATCTACTGTAAGTACTGTAAGTTCCATAATCATTTCCTTGCAATGAAGCCACTCTCAAGTAACTTATAACCGGTTGGGATTACCTTGGCAACATTGTCTCTTAGGCAGAAGTATTGCCCTTCTTTCAATGAGGGACTTTCCTTGGTCAATCTATCAACAGCTTTTGCAATTCCCTTTGAGCGCATGAATGACTTATGATCGTCTTCGTCTCCGTCATCATTTCTTTCATCGTTTGCTAATTTGTAGGCGGCGCGTGACGATAAGCTGGAATTGCTTCTTTCGTCGCTTGAACTTGATGCCTTCTTAGCATACGAGCCAAGTGTCTTTGGGCTAAGTTCATTGATCTTCTTAGTGGCCTTAATTTTCTCAAGATACATATGGTCAACACTCATTGTTTTGCCGCCAGAGTGCTTAACAATGGTCTTATCAGTTTCTTTATTGTGAGAAACAACGGTGGCTGTCTTTCCATGATGGATTGAACTTGGATTATCAATCTTCACTTTGTCACCAGGAGAACAGTGCCCTTCGGCGACATTTTTTACTTTACTTTTGTTCTCATGTTTCAACATCTCGTCAGATGGGGTGAGTCCAGAATCTCGTGCTAATTGTGCAAGATGCTTATATGGTACACTTTGTACCGAATTTACAAGATCACTTGTTTTAAACTTGTTTTGTTTAACCCGTTGAACAGCAGATGCCCAATCTTTATGCGTTGGACCCACATGCCCTTCGGTAACACTTTCAAAAGGACTGCTTTTCTCGCCGGGCACTTGACGATCGCCTTGTACAGAACCTTTGAAGTTCTTTTGCTTATCAATCATCGTGCGCAACTGTGACATTAAACGATCAAACAGCCGTGGACTTTCCATATACTTCAGGAACTCTTCTTGTCTACCTGCTTTTAGGAATGCCTTGTATTTTCCTGCTAAGAATGTAGCTTCGTTGTAATCTAATGTAAGTTCTTCTTCGCCAATGGTAAATGTGGCTGCACGACCGGCGGCGGCTGCTTTCATAATTGATAGCATGGCGTCATATCCTTTGTGACCCGATGTCATGACGCTGGCTTCCTCTAATCCTTCATTACGCATTCTATCAATCATATGCGCCCGCTGTTCTTCTTGCGTCCACTTTTTGCCCGGTAGCTGCTTCTGAATTTTGTATGTACGGGGATTGACATGATATCCACTCATATCCTCACCATCTGCATCACGCTGCATCAATTCCCTATGTGCTGCATCAAGGTTTTGCTCGTGTGCTTCTTTTGCACGGCTGGCAGATGCACTTTTGCTTTGATCACCTTCTGCCATGCCCTGTGGTTCAGGAGGATAGCTATACCCGTCGATAGAGTGGAAGTTACCCAATTCCTCAATCTTCGTTGCAGCTCTTTCTAATTTCTCAGACGATGTTGTCCAATATTCTTTTGTAGTAAGTCTACCTTCTTTACTCGCGAATACTTTGTAGCGAACACCATAGTTCTTCTCGCCACCTGCTTCGGTAACTGCACTTGCAGCATTGATTTTAGAATCACCCATGTACCGACCCTGACCGTAGCCTTTATTCTGCCCAAAGCCAGCTGCTAAATCGCCGGGACCTTTAACGGGTGTTGGTTTGTTTGCATTATCAGCGGTGCGTTTTGCAATCATCTCGTCACGCTCTTTTTTCTGTGCATCAACATTACCAACTATGCGTGCCTGGGGGAATTTCTTCTTGTCAATAGATGCCATGAAATCATCAGCGAGTCCTTCTTTAACTTTCGTAACCTTGGCGATGCCAACCATTTGATCCTTGGGCTCGATTGGTGTTGACTTACTCTTGGCATCTTTGTTTGCCTTTGCGCTTAATTCTCTTTGGCTGCCCTTCTTTGGGTCCTTTGCACCGTAACTGAATTGTCCGCCTTCATCAACCTGGCCGTCTTTGGCCACTTCTTTAACAACCCGCCCATGAGCAGTCATTGTATATCCACGGGGAACTTTTGCGCCATGTTGAACAAATTTGCCATCGTTGGGATTTTTCTTCTTTGGTGCCAATTTGGGCTTGGCATGTGGGTCACTTTTATCAAACTCACCAGGATTACCAGCATATGTGTCCTGGTTGAACATTTCTTCAACGTTGGTGCGTGGGCCTGCAGCAACCGATGCTTCACTAACTGTTTTAATTTCTGTAAAGAATTTCATTTTATTTTGTTCCAAAAACTGATTTGATGATTTTACCAACACGCGTCTGCGCCTCGAATACGGGTTTCATAGCACTACTTATCGCCAAGACATCATCTGCATCAATATCTGGAATGTCTTGGACATATCCATATGATTGAGATTGGTGACCGTCGCGTTTCTTATCGCCGCTTGCTCTTAGTTTGGCAGTTTTACCATCATTTGGATCTTGTAGCCGCTTTGTAGTGTCTGCCATTGCTGGATTTTCATCTGCGTACTCAGCATCGCTACCAATTGCCAATTTCCAAACGGTATGAAAGCTTTTGCCCGTCGGATCAATACTCAACTCTTGTGCTGCTTGCTTTGCAGCCGGCCATGCTGCTGCAATGACATCATCTCGATTATCGTGTTTCTCATAAGCACGAAGCAGAATGTCACTTATTTGATCGTCAAGTTGATCAATGGGCTCTTGGTCGTATCTATCTTTATTTAATGATTCTGCTACACCTCTCTTCTGTGCTTTTTCAATTGCAGCCATTCCTTGAAATTGTGCTTTATGTTGCTGTAACAGCTTGAGAAATTCCTCTTCGGGATCATACTCAACGCCGGTGCTACGGTCAGTGACCATTTTCTTTGATTTGATTTTGTCCATCATACTCGTGAACTGTTTAGCGTAATCATGTGTGCCTTCAATAACACCTACTGGAACTGCATTTCTGTTCTTTATCTTAAAATAGTTGCCAAATATCCTGGCTTTAAATCTAACTGAAGCCGAGTAGCTTTTATCATGCTGAATCTTATTCACCCTATCCATGAAACGAGTATCTGCGATAACTCTTGCAGCAAGCGCCGCGTCTTTATCTGGCAACTCTCTTGATTTTTTGTAACCTACGTCGTGATGGAAACATGCACGGTCTAACTTGTCAGTTGGCATACCACCACGATTACCGGTACCGCAGTAATTGCCATGAATACTACGGAATCTAGTGGTTGGTGATAGTGGGTTTTCTGATAGCGGTCCTTGAGCTAGGTGGTCTGCTGCTCTTAATAGTTCGTCCATTGCGTCTGGGTACTTTGCGTGTAAGTAAGCGTGAACTTTATAATATTCATCTTCATCCCCTGCCATTAATGGATCCCTTAACATATCATACAACAATCCAATTTGTTGCTTGTTGTCAGTATCGTACGCATCAGATGACATGATATCGCGATAGGTATCAGTGAGTGTATACAGTGTATCGTCAGCATCAAATGCTAAATCGGCTTCGCCTAATAGATGAGGCAACCCTTGCTCTTTTTGTGCAGTTTGATAAGCGTAGGTAACCTTGTCATCATCAACTGTCGCAACTAATCCTGCCATTTTTTTGGAAATTAGAGTATGTGCAGTTTCTGTTTTGTATTTCTTCATATCAAGTTTTTTAGCGACATTGATATAAAGATGCAAATCATCGGGACCATAGCTATCATCATTTCTATCAATACTTGAATCGTAAAACTCGTTGACTGGTGCCGTCCCTTCAATTTGTGATTCGGCGATGCGTTCAACATTTTGAATTTGTGCGGTGGCATGGATTTTCTTAAATTTCTCCTGTGCTGTTCTTGCACTCTGTGTTCTAACTCGGAATTTCTTTACCTTGCCATCATCCATCATTGCTGTAATGCGCCATTCGTTATTCATTGTTTTTGCGGCGTGCATAAGTCCACTTGGGTCGCTTTCTGCTACTTTATCGCCCATACCCGATAAATCATCTAATCTATCTGTGATCCATTGGACAGGATCTCCATCGCGTGCTTTGGCAACACCATAAGGCATATCGCCAGAGTTGCTAAAATAATCAAATAGTGCCTGGAAGAATGCGTCATTATCCGTTAAGTCACCACCTTCTTTAAAGTCTGCATACGACTCAGAGTATTGATCTAATATTGCTTGTAGATCATTTGATGTGCCGCCTTCGGTTACTGGCGCATCTTTGACTAAACGTAATGACGAAGCGGGTATGTTATTTGCTTGCGTGCCATCCTCAAGATCTATATAGTATGTTTTCGGAGCACCTTTAAATGCACCATGTTTAATTTGGCGAATATAGCCTGTCTTACTAGCGTGTTCGCCTTTAACAACTTTAACTTTCTTGGCTAACCCCTTTGCTTCGTTAACACCGGGCTTATCAATGACAAGTTCGCCGTTCTTAATACTTAAATTTGTTGTGCCATCTGGATTTGAAATAACTTCGTCATCGGCATCAAGTGGATTTATACCGGCCGCGGCAATAGCGGCCGCAGGTGTTGTTTTAGGAGCAACACCAACACTACCTGTACTACCTACTCCGGCCACTGCTGCTCCGCCTGCTCGCTTTTCTGCACCAGTACCACTTGCTGGTATCATTGGTGTTGCCCCAAGTCCATCTGCTACCATTTGCTCTGTTGGTTGCGCATTTGCTGCTGGACTCCGTACATAATATACCGAGCCGTTTGGTGCAATATAGTGAGGGAGGCGTTGAGAATCAGCCTCCATATACTCCGTACCGTTGACGGGAATCCGTGTGATGCGATCATCCATGTCATACAACAGAAAGTACTTGCCGTCAGCTGAACGGCGTGCTTGGTCATATACTTTTACATTGCCACGCGGCTGTCCAGTGGCATCACGACCAGAATTTCTTGCATCACGCACGCGGGCTTGGCGAATTTCATTCTGTTTAGCATCCCATTCGCGTTGCTGTGTTTGCCTTTCATACTGGCGTTGCCGTTGTATTTCATTGTAGTTGGGGCTAAAGATATCAGATACATGCTGGCCAATGCTTTTGTTTAGGCCGGGGTAATGCGGATTATTTTGCGCCATTGCTCCGTGTGTGCCCATCGCCATTCCTGCTGCGAGAGCTGCTGGTACTACTTTTTTGGCAACTCGCTGCATTACTTCTCTTGCACCTTCAGTTAACTCTCCGGAATATTGAATCTCGTCAACAAGTCCTTTATACCTTGTTAGTTGCTCAATGACAATTCCTTCATGCACGCGGCTGGAGATTTGTTTCTGAAATTTGCCTTCATGCAGAATTTTAAGTGTGATCATTTTATGGCCTTCATTTTCATAGTTATATTTATCGATTTAGACTAAATAGAATAGGTGACAGCCGCGTACTTGTAATACCGCTGTCATTAGTCAACCCCCATTAAGGATTATATGACCAACGAACCTATTTATCATTGCGTATATCGCATCACAAACATCGTAGAAAAGCGACATTACTACGGAAAACACAGCTCAAAAATTGAACCCAAATTAGATATTGGTATTCCTCGAACAGCAGCAACCCGGCAAAAAATAAGTGAAACTAAGAAAAATAAATCGCCCGAAGAAAAGGCAATAATTCGTCATAATATGAGCATTGCTCAGACAAGTAGGTCTTCTGAAGAAAAAGCTGCAACTCGTACGAAAAGAAATAATGTCCGTTTAACTCAACTACTTGTTAATGAATCTTCTTCCAATTCAACACCGGAATTGCACTGACTTTATTGACATCGTCAGACTCGATACTACCGCGTGCGGACAATGTTTTAATTTTGCCACCCATTGCTTTCACTGCATTGCGGATCATAACATCCTCTTCGTCGGTGTATGCGAAGGCGAATGGTCCTGCTTTTGGACCAAGTCCAGCGTCTGGTCCTCCTTTGTTTCCAGCGGTGTGAATTGACCATCTGTACATCTCATAACCCGGATCTATGCCAAGGTGGTACATGCCCGATATTGCATCTGTATGCATCTTGTTTAACTTGCCTTCTTTCAATGCTGTTTTGAAATTAGCAGTAAGTCCCCTTGCTTCTGATACAATAATAACATATTGTTCAAGTGTCTCAAGGTGTTCGCGGACGAAATTTGCATCCTCGTCTGTAATGCCACGGGAGCCTCGACCGCCTTTCTGCCTAATTCTTTTTAATTCATTATAAGCAGCAACGATGGTATTCAGTGTATTTGTTAATTGTTTAATATTATATGCTGCACTGCGGAATGAACCACCATGTTCAGCTTGTAAATCGGTTGTTAATGCTTGCGCTTCTTTTCGTGCTTTATTACGCAGAGAGGACAATGTATAACGACCTGCACCGCCTAACACCATAACCTCTGTTTTGTTCATTGGATCAGTTGGATCCAATTTGTAGATAACACTGTTGTTGTCAAGTGTGTGGGCTTCTCCGATGCCTTTCGCAGCAACCCCTTTCTTACCGTAGTTGATCTCATAATCCTCGTCTGATGGTGGCATGTTAGTTTTAACTCCACTTGGGCTAATATGCTTCTTTCCTATCCCTGCGCCACTACCTTCATACACGCCCTTGCCAATGTAACTTGTAACACTTCCACTTAGTCCAACTGCTTTACGACCGGCTGCAAATCTTGCTTTTTTGTTCTTACCCCTTGTCATTAACGGGAATGATACAGTGGCAATATCCCCACTTGATGTAGCACCAGCAGACGCACCACCGCCCTCATCTTCTATAATGGTATGGAGTTCAGAAAGTTTCATATGTTATTTATACAAATGATGATCTACTTGTTGATCTGCTAAGTATGGGTTACATAAAGGAGATTATATGTACTTAAACTTAATGATCGAATCAGAAGAATGCCCGAAATGTGGCGGCAAACACCCACCTATTACTAAATAGCTTGTCTAGTAGAGCTTGCATTAGCAAGACTTATGCTGTACCAACAGCGTAGACCTAGAACGTCAAGGAGAAACAAATGGGACGACCACTTAAACAATCAACATTATTAAATATTACTGCAAACTTCACATTTGAAGAAGCACCAGCAACTGCCGATATTAATAAACAAACAGGAACTCACCGGTACAACTTAGTTGGAGAGGGCAGAGCCCCGTTTCGACTTGCAGCGGTTGGCGGATCCGATAATTTAATGACTATTGAAGCACTCGACAGTGATGGCAATACATACAATGTAACTCGTGTACATGATAGGAAGTTACGAGTTCATCAGACCGGCGGTGGCACTCATCAATTTGCAGATGGCACGTTGGTATTGTGGACGTTTGCTGCTGCTGTAGAAGATTATTCGGTTACACTTGGAACGTAATTATTGATATACTTCATAAAAAAAGGACCATAATGGTCCTTTTTTGTTATTGACGTTAAATTATGATGGTAACATCTCGGCAGCATGGCCGCTTAATTGCTTCCTAATGCTCGTCATTGATGCGCCACTGGCAATTAAATCAGCTGCAAATACACTAAGTTCTTTAATACGACCCGGATCATATATCTTCTTACGGTGTGCAAAGTTAGTAGCGAATGCTAGCATGTCTTTGTTAAATTGGGCACGAGTTACTGTTGGGTGGCGCGCTGGTGCATCAACTGGATTTGCAGTCGCTGCCCGTGTTAATCCACGTAGTCTACTCTTCTCGGCGTCGGCAGCTTTCTTTTCTCCTGCTGCTTTGGCATTAGCACCAAAGGTGGTTGGGATAACACTAATTTGTGGATATGCTCCGCGCTGTGCATCTTTAGCAGTTAGGTAAATTGTATCAGCAGAGAAACGTAAACCTTGTTTAGTAAGGTCATCTGATGTACTATAGAACATAATGCTCTTACTATTCAAGTTAATAGCCAGGACACCTTCGTCATCCTTTTGTCCAATGTAGTAATTAAAACACGCCTGTGCCCATTGTTGCTTCGCAGTATTATCATCACCTGATTTAATGGCTTTTATAATAGCCGATACTTTAGCATGATCAGCTTTCTTACCGCCAAAAATCAATGTTACTACGTTATCAACCTTATTAAGGAAATCTGCTTTTACTTTTGGCAATTGAGTATGGCGATACCAATTAATAGCCTGCCCAAGGTTCATACCGTAACCCTTGGCCATTCCATTGGGGAATACTTCTTTGTACACCAATGAACTCTTTAACTTCTCTACTGATGCATTTAATTCAGATGATGCAGCTTCATATCCTTCGGCTGGACGCACTTCTTGGTCGGCAAATCGTGCGCCACCGCCCTGTGTTGTTTTAACTTCAATCTTACGCCATTTTCCGTTGTATTTAATAATTAAGTCACCCTTAGCTTTGTCATCTCCATCTTGATCTAAGTTTGTATGCGACCCTGGTTTACTAACACTCTTTGATAATACATTAAGACCAAACTCGCCCTTGCCTTGCCCCAAATCAGCAACTTCCATTACGTCATCTACTAACTCTTTAATAGCTTTGTTAGTATCGTAACCGTTGAATAGTTCCGAGAAGGTAACATTCTTTTTAGACAACAATACATCAATGTTAAGAATCTTATCTGTTTTCCATAGGTGAAATAACTCCTTGCGTTCGTCAGGACTTACTTCCATACTTGCAAGGTACTGTGATAACCGTTTTTGTGAAGATAATACAGCTGGATCATTTATTGAGTGCAATGCTCCATTTATCATACCCATTCGTCCGCCTGCATTAACGTGCGTCAATAATTCCTCAATTTCTTTAAGAGTTTTAGCAGTGGCATCATCTTGCGGCAATTGCTTAATCTTCGACGCAATGACATCTTTAAATGCTAATAGCTCGTTTGCATCGAATCCTTCTTTCTCAAGTATAATTTGTCGTAATAGCATTTAAATTGTTATCCCAGTTTTTGCAAGAGTTGCTCTTGCATCTGCTAATTTTTCGTCCTTCTGAGGATCATTTTCAAGAGCTCTTAATATAGATTCTACGCTTGTAATCGCAGTGCGATCAACGTTTGGTCCTAATAGCGTTTGTGCAATTTTGTCTGGGTCTGTAGATATTACTTTCTTAGTAGTACGATCAGACAAACCTGTCGTTGGGTTCCATAACATATTCAACGGCTTTGCAAGAGAACTCATCGTGATATGCTTGTACATATCTCTATACTTACTATGCGGATCCGCTGCCATTGCAAACTTGGCAAAATCTAAATTAGGAACAAACATGAAGTCGGTTTGTACAAACCCACGATCTGATGATCCGCCAATTGGCGTTCTAAAATGTACGTTAATGCCGGACTTTTTAATGTATGTTGCTGCCTCTACGTCATTTTGAGAGCACCAAACTGTTAGTTTATTTACTAAGTCTTCTTTTGTTGCAACCTCTTCCATTCCAATATCAATGTCGCCGGAACTCTCTTTCTTGCCCGTTGTACCAAGCAAGTGAGAAAACAAGTTGTATCCCGTGATACTCTCTAACCATCTTACTGTAGGCTCTACATCTGCACGTTGAATACGATCAGTCAGCGGTGTGCCATCCTTGTCCTTAAAGACATTTCCACCTTCATTGATAACTTTGCGAACCGCAATGACTTCTCGTAACAACATACTTAGGCTTTTGGTTTACGTGGCTTCTTAGCTTTAGCTTTTGGCTTTGCAGTAACCTTAGGTGCTGATTTAGTGACATCGTTTGCAAGAGCTGCGGCAACTACTGGCACTGTAACAGCAGGTGGTTCAACTACAACTGGCGGGTCGACTTTGTACGGTGCATCGTCAAATTTAGGTGGTATATTGGAGACTTCGTTTTGTACGTCTTTTCCTTCACGCAAGTAAAAGACGACTACCGCAAGCACTACTACGATGAAGATGATTATGAGAAATAGATCCATTTTAATTTTCCTTTATATTTAATGATGAAATCATTGTACTCTATTTAGCTCATTAGCTCAGAAGCAACTTTGGTATCTCTTCTTTGTAGCGCATAAACATAGCCTTAGTCTTATCAGCTTTAGCGACGGCTTCAGGTGTTTGAGCTGTTAAGTACTTTGACGACCCAATTTGTGCATCCATTTTGCTCACAAATATATCGGCAATCTTATTCATTAAATCTGGAGGTAATATCATTGATTGCTCAAAGGCCGCTACAAGACTCTTGATAGCATATACAATGTCACTTAACCGTTGCTCGTCTTTAATCCCGCTATGCTGTTCAAGTCCCCCGGGAAACGATGTTGGCTTTTCACCTTTTGCCAATTCATAATAGAAACTATATATGTCCTTTGCCCAGTTCTCGGGATCAATTGATACCATATGTAGTATCGTATCTTTACTTTGGCGGAAGCTTACTGGCTGTCCATTGCGTAATTTTGCCTGTACACCTTGAGAGCTAAAACTAAGATTCAGGGCGTCGGCCATTGCGCTTGTTAAACTTGTATTAATAGCCCCTTTAACCCTATATTCTGGTGCTAATGCTCGTCCCCAATTTGCGTGTTCGTGGAAGGTGTAAACTAAATCAACTTGTACGGGGCCTGCCGCTGAATCAAATATAACATTAGTGCCATTATCTGTTTTGTATTTTGCATTGAGTTGGCAGAAAGATTGAATAGCAGTGCGATAAACAGCGATGCGTTGGGCAGCACTTTCATCTGGGAGACTTGTAATATAGCACATAACATCAACATCGCCATATTCTCGTGTTGGATCTTGTATAAGATCTCGTTCATAATATGTACCCGAGCCCACTGGTTTGCCAATGTTAATCTCTAATCCCATATTACCCTGCTTTTCCCATTCATTGAATTTCTGTTCAAACTCCGCAAGATGTTTTACCATTTCTTGCACTACTGCTGGTGTGATGACTGTGGAAAAAGTTAAGTCACTTGCCCAGCCTCCGTTCATTAGCAATTCTCTAATTTTCATATTAGATTCACCTTCTGTTACTTTCACATCAGCATCAAACAAAAACACTGGTATTTTAACTTGTTTATTTTTAATTGCAGCGGCAATACGATTATGCCCATCAAGTATATAATTGTCGGCTGCGTATGCTAATACAACCGGATGATCTGTATATTCGTCAAATAGTGCTTCGTCGCCTGCTTCACTACTTAACCAATCCTGTGTAGCTTCAAGTTGATTTATAGGAAAATCGATTACGGTTGGTTTAATACCTTTTTCAATTTGATCTTCGACTATATCCCATAACTCCGAGGCTTCGTATGATTCTGAATGATCATTGTCCAGTGGATTACTTAGTCCGCGATATGGACCCAGCGGTAGTGTAGTTTTGCTGTATGGATTTGAATTGAAGTCTTCGATAACAATGTTAAGATAGTCGTTGAGAGTTTTCCTTGCAGTTTCAACTGTTGGCTTAATTACTTTTTTGCGGAGCGCAGGCGGCGTAATAGAGAACATATCGCCAGGATAGCTCTTTAGTTTCCAATTTGGCAATAACCGTTGAATCATTCGCTTATATAATGATTTCCTTGATACTTCATCGGCAGAGAATTGCAATGCGCCGATGTTATCCTTGTACTTAATTAGGAATGCCCTCATTATGTCGACTATGGTTCCCATTACAGCAGCCGAGTTACCTGTACCCGATAGATTGTATCTAACTGAACGACCGGGCGGTCTTGGAGTTTCTATTGTAAATTCAATATCCCATATTCCGTAAATATCTGGGTCTGGCTCTGTAGATGCATGAAACTTATACGGGATACCTTCTACAGTAAACACCGCCGAGGCGGTGTATTTGCCACGGAATTCCCATTTCCAGTCTTTAGTGCTCGGTTCAAACAATTCCGTAATCGGACTCCATGCCATGGTCCTTGAACCCTTGGCAGTAGGCTTGAATCCTTGCCCTTTGTAGAACTTTGTCAATTTAGCCTGCGATACTTGTCCTTTGTCCCAAGGGAATAATGTTAAACTAATGCCATCTGCAGTTGCAAGTGCTTGCAGTTCTTTCATTGCTCTTGCACCTACGCCTTGCCCCATTGGATAAGCTTGTATCCATGTTACCTCCACTGCATCACGTTTTGCGAAGCTTGGTGTTAGTTCAAACATAGCAAACTGTTGATCATTGCCCGCACCGCCAAGAGGCATGACATGATTGCGTTGGAACATCTGCGGATACCTTGCGTATACTTTATCAATCCAACCTTTAGCTTTTGCATTGCTTGTAAGTTTAATTGGGGTATCTGATTCTATTACTTCGTTAGCGGGTTTCTTGGCAGCAATAGCTTTCCACTTGTCCCCAATTGCCTTAACAAGTTCAGAAATAGTGTTCAACTTATTCTGTTGCATAAATCTTATTAGCTTCGCAGCATTTTCGCGATCGCCCCCTGAATCGGGCTTGCGGGCATTGCTTAAATTATTTGCTAAACCCTCTATAGCACTCTGAGCATCATATGTATATTGTAGACTATAACGAATGCGATCTGCAGCCTTAGACAATTGTGACACTTCTTTTGCTTGCAACAATTCCATCCATGGCATTAAATATCCACGGGGCTTTGATGATGTACGTTCTTTCTTAAGATCGGGACCGCGAAGTGTTTCTCTATTTGTAATAGGTACAGTTTTTCTAATATCTAAATTGTGCCATGCAGTAACATCTTCATATAGGTATGCCTTAATGCCAAGTGTCTTTGCTCGTAATAATAGTTGACGCGCATTAGCTGGTGCCATTGCACCGTAATTGTCCCGTTCTTTATTATCCATTACCTTCATGAATACGTGAACCGCTGTAATCCCGCCAATTGGAATAGTAGGTGTCCGCGAAAATATACGGTCTTCGGATTCGTGGTGCGTGACGTTAAATCTTTGATTTTGATTACGATTTTGCCAATAATCTATGGGTCCTGCTTTGTAGTGTTGATTAAACCAGTTGCCGTCCAATGCAAATAATATACCACTTGTCGAGTTTTTTGTTACATTGCTGTCGTGATAGCCGCCTCTGCTAGAGCGTGTAGTGCTCATGAAGTAATGATGCCCTTGAGGCGCATATTTCTCCTCAACACTACCAAGTGTTGATGCAAGCTGAAACTGCCCAGTAGTCAATATATTTAATGCACTAGATAAACTTGTATAGTGATAGGCAATGCGGCTTAGGCTTTCATTAACCACTGATTCATTTACATTATCCTCTGGCTTTGATAATATGAATTCCTTGCCATCTTTATAGAATTCCCAATTTGGTAATAATCTATGTGCCATTTTAGCATATAGGGATTGTCGTGAATCTTCGTTGGCAACGAATGTAATACCGCGAAGTGTTTCTTTGTATATGCTGATAAAATCCTTTAGGATGTTTACTACCGTTCCCATTACTTCTGCAGAGTTGCCAGAGCCAGTGATTCCGTATGAAGTGGCCTCGAGATCAGTATAGCCGCTATAGTGCTTGTCGATTTTGAAAACAACATCCCACATGCCCGCAGATTCTGGACTATCGGGGTGCGTATATGTTTCGGCCATAAACATATATGGGATTTTGCCTATTTTAAATAACGCTATAGCAGATGTGTTATAGTGATGCTTCCACTTCCATTCTTTATTGCTTGGTTCAAATAATTCAGTTAATTCCTCTTCTTCACTAAGTGGTTTAAGATCACCAGTCGACGTTGTTAATTTGAGGAGTAACTCAATTTCAGGTCTTGACGCTTTGAGTAAGCCCTTGTTGAATAGCAGGCGAGCCCGCTTATACGCCGGGATACTATACATGTAGTCTGCTGAGTTTGGAAACGCACCCATAAGTCTCTTTAACTCAGCCATGCGGACATGTTCTGGATTATCGGCCATAGGCAGAGTTTCATCATCTTCAGTTACGACCATTGCAGTAAACAATGGGCCATTTACAACACGAGTAGTCCTCTCTGCGAATAAACCATCGCTTAACGCTTTAATAAACTCTGGAGTTAAATCTCGATTACGATATCCTCCAAGTGGTATAAGGTGAACTTCTATTGGACTGTCACCTTCTAACTTTTGTGTTATTGTGGCACGATTACGACCTTCGTGACGTTTAACCTGCGCAACTTTACTAAAATTGCCAACATCCCATTCTTCAGGAATTGCTATTTCTAAAAATGGGGAGCCTGTTGCACCGCCCGCTGCCATATATTTTTCTAATTCCGGGTCGTGTGGCTTGCCAAGTGGTTCGGCCAAGCGTAGGAATGTACTTGGCTTCATCTGTACGCGAAGTCCAAAGTAGTCTATATCAGCATTGTATGGGACTGCGCCTGCACCATCTTTGTTGTCAATGGTAACCTCGTTCATTGGGCCATTTTCTGCTGCTAATGCACTTTTTACATCCCACCATTCGCCGGGATTATATTCTACTTCTAACATTTCTACGGGTACACTCGTTGGTACAATGATTTCATCGTCGTCGCGTTGTATGCCATTCGGGGCTTGCGGGTATACACCATAATGTGCAACAAGATTTTTCCATTTAGCACGAAACATAGTTGCTTCGCTTGCATCTACATGGTAGAAGCCGCCGTCTGGCTTGTATGCAAAATAAACGCCGGGTCCAGAATATCCAACTTTAGAGGGCTGTAACCCACTTTTAATTATACTGCGTAACCCAAGTTTAAGATTAGGTAGATGTGACACATGATATACATACTCTTGTTGGGCAATAACTTCGTTTAAATACTCGTTCAGGGATTTCATACGATATTTAGCAAAAGGGCAGGCTGCCTACTGCGTGATTAACTCATAAACCAAGGGTCAATGATTACGGGTGTTTGACCACGAAGCATTACATTTTCGGTGTGTAAATCCCATCCTAAAGGACCATCGGGATGTGCTAAACCTGTGGCGTGTAATTTTTCTGCAATATCATAAAAATCACTGTAGAATTTCAGTTTAGCGGGATTGGCTAGAATTGATTGTGCAATCGGCGACATGTTATAATGTCTATCGTCGAACGGGATGTCGTTATCCCAATTCGCTGGATGTTTCTGAAGATATAATAGCAAGTTCTTAAATCCTTCCCCTTTAGGCCCCGGCGCGCCACCTTCTTCGATATCACTGATTATTTGATAAACAATGACTAAAAGGAAAGATCCAGATTTTAAGGGCATTAGCTTTTCCATTGCGATCTGCGTGAAAACCTCACCCATTACTTCAATTTCGTTTACTTCAGAAATTTTGGGTAGGAACGGTGATGTTGGATTAGCCTTAACAAATTCATAAAACGTTGTGAATGATCTAATTGCCTTTGCTGCTGGTGAATAATCTTCTGGGAATAAGATTTTGATAACATGGCTGCTATCTTTCTTATAAACCATTGCATCTGCACCGGAACCAATCTTTTTGTAACCGTTTTGTTTGAAGAGACGGTCCATCTCATTACGGTGAGTTACAGTTGCAAGTTCTTCTAATGGTTGTATAAATTCTCGTAAGCGCATGAAGTATTTATACAAACCATCAACACTGCGATACTATTTTCCTGCGATTGCCTTGATGCGTTCTCGCCGTTCGTTGTCTTGTTGACACGGTACGCTACAGAATGTAAACTCTGTCGGCTCCTCACACTCTATGCAAAAACCCGTACGAATTGGAACAAATTCTTTTGCTGTTGCTTTTTGAAAATCTGCAAGAGCTTCCATCGCTTCTTGTGCGTCATCAACTACGTCTGCCATATTATTTCCTATTTTAATTATTGTATAACCACTGCTTGGCGGGGCATAGCATGGTATTTTCGTTCCCAACGATCCTTACAAGCCGGGAGAGCACATGTTTTAATTTGCACGGGCAACCAGTGGAGATTTACCTGTGAATCACACCCGCCTGATGCCAATGGGATAACATGGTCGATTTGCCATCCGGGGCAGCTTGCAATTGGTGCTAGTGTAGTAGGGCATGGAAATACCTTTGCAAAGTCATTTAGTACAGCCCTACTGCGGATTATCCTCCCAGCAGCAGTTCGTGCTGGTTCGCCACAATAGCGTGGATCATTTATTGCCCCGAGTTCTCCAGGTGACGGCAACTGCGCCAATACAGTCCCAGATAAGGACATGATCAACACTAACGCCACTGATAGGTTAAGTTTCATCTGTCATCCCTTGATCAAAGTAGTAGCCAATCTTCTCGACGACCAATGGCATATTTACCGAATTTCTTGACATTCCGTAGTTTTGTTTAACTAATTTGCTCTTGGCATAATCTACTTTGTAGATCATATTACCATGCGAATTGTGAGCATTTCTGCGTTGCTCTACAACTTCTACAATAGTCTTGCCTTGAATGAAGGCATGCATATACCACTGCCCTTTTTCTCCAGCAGGGTGTATGTCGCCGATTTCATAGCGTATGTAATTGATCACTTACGACTTGCTATCGATGAATCCTTGCAGAAGTTCTGCTACAAGCGTATTCAGCGTGATGTCTTTCTCATGAGCCATTGTCATCAACTGCAACATTAGGTCATCTTCGAGATCAATTTGAATTTCAACTCGCGTGTCGTAATCTTCTCCGGCGATGATAGATGCTCCTTTAGCCAGGAAGTCATCAACTGTGTCCAGGGTGACATACTCGATATCGTCCCATGCTTCATCAGCATTGACACCGCGGCTCATTGCTTCGTTGCGGTTCTTTTGCATGTACGCAGGATTGACCAAGCGGTATGCGCGTTGGTTCATGTAATCATGTGCTTGCACTTCATATACTTCTTGCGTCTGCGTGTCGAAAATAATATGGAAGCCATACCCTTCGTCATTGTCCCCATTCCAAGAGTCAAGTGAGTAAGCAGACGAACCATAACACTGCCATCCATAATCTCCGCATTCGGTAATGCGAAAGTTAGTAAGTTTCATCCATTGTTCAATTGTAATCATTTTGATTCTCCAAAAATATAATCTGCCATTCTCTTCTCTACCACTTCTCTATCTACTCTAGTTGTTGCACACGAAAAACAAATATTTTCATGATTTGGCCCATAAGGACGACATTCATCAATATTCCCGCAGAACACGCAGAATTCATCTGGTTGCTCAGCGATAATTCCCAATGTTGTCATGCCGGCTCGGCTACTGTGTCTTCATCCTGCATCGCTGCTTTCAACGCTTTAATCAAATGCCTGGTTGACGCTGTATTCATCGTCAAGGTAATTGAATTATAATCGCCAACACGAAGGACAACTCTACCGGCCGAATCATTACCAACTGTATAGTGTATTACTGGTTCAGGCTCGGATAATTTGGCTTTGTCAGCTTTGTTGGCAGATGGCGCTCTCATTGGTCTGCTTCTTGGAAGCGGTTGCGGCATGCCATTTAGTTCAGCATCTACAAGTTTGTCAAGTTCCGAACGAGTATCCTCAACCGGGGTACTTTTTTTCTTAAAAAAGTTAAACATAACTACTCCATTCTATTAAAAATCTACTGTCTGTATTATACAGAAAAAAGGGGAACATAGCAAGAGGGCATTTAGCCGAAATCTGGCACTTCTACTTCGTCCCCAATGCCAAGCTTGTATGCAACAAGGCACCGCATTGCAGCAACGATTGGACTCCTATCATTACCATAGCTGTATCCGCGGACCTTTCCGATTTCAGCAATCCAGGGCCAGCATAGCGTATTGCCCGGCGCTAAAATGGAGATGTGGTGCTCAGCAACGATGGCCATACATTCCTCTCCATCAGCGGAATAGTCCGGAATATATGCAGTGGCACCGTCGGTTATGGTCGCGAAGATTGGAAGATTGTCCTGGTTCTCTAACTGGAACGCAAGGTCGGCAGTTGACTCAAGGAAAATATAGCGTGCCTTCAAAAAATCGTGTCGTAGCCATACTTCTTTGCCAAGTGCTTTTGCTACTGCCCGGTTGAGAGCATTGCCCTCAAGATCGTTAATTTTGATTTTCATATTATTCTTTCATTGAATATTGTGTCTTCTTAAACTGCTCACTTAGAAACGCATCTATAGTAGGCGCGTTATCTTCTGTAAATTCATCTTCACATACTTCACGAACAAGTCCATAGACGCGTTCAATGTTCCTTGCATGGTCATGGCCTTGCACAAAATCTCGCGCAAAGACCCGTCGGATAAACCAGCGTTCAAATGTTGTCATAATGCTTTATCCGTTTGCCATTTCGTCATCTTCAAATTCTTGTTCCCACTTGAGGCGTGCCTCTTTTGCTAACTCATCGGCAACTTCATTTACCCATGCAAGCGGGACTCCAACATGTTCCGAGATATATGCACGGTCAATTGGACTGTCGCCTTGCTCAAGCATAGTTAGAATTGTTGAGTAGAGGTCTTTCATTTTAGACATTGTGCTTCCTTATGCAGGTTGACGGTTTGCGAATGCAATTGCAGACGCACGATTCTTAAATGAAGTCCCACGCAGAGCTCCAATTTTCAGGGCACAGAACTTTTTAGAATCTTCGAGCTGCAGAATTTCATATCCATTTACAATAGTATATGTTGAAACTGCTTCAAGTCCCAATGCTATCATATAATTGGGTTGCACTTTGATGACATTTAATTTGGACATTTTACTTCCTTAGATAGAGTTCAGAGTAGGAGTGTATGCAGCAATCAATTCGCGTTCACGAGCATGAGCGGCAGGCTTGCCACGCACTACTTCGAGAACTTGAGTTGTGAAGCCTTCGCGGCCATATATGCGCAAAGCATTGCACAAATTCCAATCCTTGGATTCAGTCTTTGCGCGGCTAAGATGACGATTAAAGCGTCCACGAACCGAGCTAATTGCAGTGCCAGCGGATACAGTCAATCCAATGTAGCTTTCGCCATTTACACACAAGAGAGCGTAGATAATGTGGTTGCGATCTACGCGGCGTTTGCGTGTTACTGGAGTGTTCTTGCTGTTCATGTATTAATTATAACGCATATCGGCTCGAGCGTCAACCACTTTGGGCTCTATTTTGAGCTTATTTTCGTTGTATTTTAGCAACATAACGAATAACCCGCCAGATTGTAGGGTATTATACCGGTTGACAATAGGCCCATTTTGCAGTATAATTAATACTTAAACAGCACAAGGATTGAAGATGAATTC